TCACGTTCGTTGTCGCGCTCCACCCATCACCTCGTTCACCTTCTCCTGAACTTGGAGAGGTGTGGCTTTGGGGTTCGTCTCGGCCCATGTGAGCATTTCGACGGAGAACACCTGTTGCGCCTCAAGAACCTTCTTCGGCTCCTTGAGGAACTGGATGGTCGGGCCGTTGACCAAGGCATCCATGCGCATCATGGCGTTGCGCACGGACGGGGTGCCGAGGATGTTGTGTTCCTTCGACGCGGACTGTGCGACTTGCATCGCGTGGACCACCTGGGATCGCGGAATGTCGCCGCTGGAGATGGCATAATACACATCCGCCATGGGGTCCTTTGATGTCCCCATGAAGACATCCCGCATTGCCGTGTAGTAGCGGATCGGATCGAGCCTGTCCTTCTCCGCCTCCAAGTTCTTCCGCATCTGGAACACCCTGAACTGAATGTCCGGGTCAGCCTTGGCGGCGTTCTGATACCACTCCTTCCCGAACTCGAAATTCGGGTTCTCCATCAGCTTTTCGATGGCGAACGACATGTTGCGCCCTGCGGCGTCCCTCTTGGCACGGTTGGAGCGAGCCTCAAGGATCTGTTCGGCCTGGAGCTGGCGGTTCAGGATGGTTTGCTCGGCGCGGGCGATGGCATCGCGCCCCTTGGCGGTCAGGCCAGGGCCGGGGGTGCCGTCCGCACGCTTCGCCTTCAGCACCTCAAGGAGCCGGGTGTCCTGCATCTCGATTGCCTTGGTGGTTACGATGTCCACCATGGCGTTGTTGATGTCGGCCCCCTTCACACCCAGGAAGCGGTTTCGCTGGGTGATCTCGTTGACCTCGTTCATCAGCTCATCGGCGGTAATGTGCCGCTTCTGGGAACGGGCCTCGGCGTACTTGCGGTCGAAGGTCTGCCCCACCTCAACCTGCATCTGCTCAACCGCGCCCTTGTAGATGCGATCAGCGGAATACGCGGCGTGTGTCTGGGTCAGGTTGTTGGTGATGCGGTTGATCTCGGGCATCAACCCGGCGCGGACATCGGGGTCCGACACGGCGTCCAGGCGGCCCTTGAAGAACTCCCGCATGAAACCGTTCAGGGCCTGGGGGTCATCGCTGTCCTTCCCCTGCCAGCCCTGATATTGCGCCAGGGCGTCGGCTTCCAAGTTCCGCCCGAGGTTCCGCCCCCATTGCTCCTTGTAGCCCTTCACGAACCACGGGGATTGCGTCGGGTGTATCACCCCCTGTTCGATGGCTTGGTTGTACTCCACCATCGACTTCAGGGCAGAGGCCCGGCCCTCCTCCACGTCCTGCTGCACCTTCTCGGCCTTCATGTCGTCCAAGTAGGCGTTGATGGTCGGGCGGTATTCGGCCAGGGCCTTCCCGAGGGAGAGGAGCGGGTTGGACGCCTGGGGTTGACGCACGGCAACCATGGTGTTGACCGGCCGCGCGTAGGTCTGGAGGACTTCAAAGGGTTGAAGGTCGGGGACCTGAACGCGACCACGGAAGTCATCAGCCATTGCCGTTCTCCTCATGGGCGAACTTGGGTTCGCTGTACTTGGCGAAGCGCGGGCCGATGTCGTCGTTCTCGCGAACGGTCATCTTGGCGGCCATGGCGATGCTGCGGATGGTCAACACGGCGGTGTCGCCACGCTGGACGACAAGCCCCCTGTCGCCGTGTCCGGCGTCCAGAAGGCGACGGCACAGGCTGAAGATGGGGCACCCTCTGGACGGGGCGGACGACACCCCCAGGGAGGGGACGCTACAGGTGTTCCCTGTGAGTTGAGCGATGAGCATGGTTCTCCGTTTCCGACACCGAGGACGGTGCAGATTGCTGTCTGCTGGATTGGGGATGGGGACAGGTGCAGTGACTGCACCTAAGGGGACACTGAAGAGGGAGTTAGGTAGGAGAAGAAGAGGGGTAGAACGTAGGTGTCACCTGAAGAGACACTTAAGGGAAAACTTCGGTGGATACCTATGCTGAACCCTGGGGTCTCCCTGAAGGTGCAGGGCAATTAAATTACAATCAGAGCTTCATCTTCAATCTTCCCAGAAGGCGCATCTCCGGGTTTCTGGATATGTGCAGTCACTGCACCTATGACCGATCCTTGGTCATTGGGGAGAGGGCATCCTCAGGGCGGGTGTAGGTTCATGCCGTGTCCTGCGCCACGAGGCACCTTGGCACCCAGAGGGCCGCGTGAACCACAAGGCCCCTCGTGGCGTCAACCTGCACCACAGCCGTAGACCTCCAGCAACCGACACCGAGAGGGCCGCCGGGCCGCCAGCTTGTCGCGCTCATCCTGAAGACGCTGCACCTTCCGGTTCAGGATCTCCATGGCCTTCAGCACGAAGGCGTCTTCGTCCATCTCCCCGGAGCGGACCTTCTCCTGCCCAGCGATGTACCCGCCGTCCTTGCGGATGGAGGGGAGGACTTCGCGGGTCACCCAATCCTGAAACTGACGAACCACCGGGTTCGCGTTCGGGTGGGAACGGAGGATGAGCTTGTAGAGCCCGCTTTCGGAAATCAGGACGTAGGAGGGGGCGCGAACTCCCTCGAAAATTTCGAGACAGTCACGGCGGGTCACCACACGCTTCTCGTCGTCGTTGATGGACTGGAGGTAGCGAACGGCACCGCCGTTTTGCAGGGAAAGCCCCAGGCAGCGGCACACGTCGTTCGCCACGAACCACGGGTTCCCGTCGATGGTGACGATGCGGACGCTGTTGTCGCGGAAGGCGAAAGTCTGAAGGGCGTTCATGATGTTCCTCTCGGGTATCGAGTGCGAAGGTTCGCTTGAGGTGAAGGTGCAGGGGAATGTGCCCGCGCCCCCACACGTCCCCGCGTCCTATCGCGCCGATCCCCTCGCCCCTGCCCAGGGTAGTCGCGCGGCTCCGGTCCCATCCCGGCGGGCAACCTGCATAGCTCCCGTCGATGCCGCCCACGGTCACCAAGAGGTCAAGCCTACTCCGCCGCTGTCTCCAGCACCTTCACGGCGTCCGTCAGGTTATGCGGGGCCAGCATGGCGTACCGCATGGTCATCTGCATGGTGGTGTGGCCCAGCCAGTCCCGGACGACCTCCAGGCGCACCCCGCGTTGCACCAGACGGGACGCGCAGGTGTGACGGCAGATGTACGGGATGAAGTGCGGGTCCTTCGACAGGCCCATTCGGGAGCGGGCCTTGTCCCAGACATGCCGCATCCAATGGTTGTCGTAGGGGAACAGTTTTTCGGTCGGTGCAGTCACTGCACCAATCCGCCGCTCCATGATCTCCTTCACCCGCTTGGTCATCGGGACGGCGCGGGGCTTGTCCGTCTTGGTGACCCACATGGAGATAAGGCCCTGCTTCAGGTCCACGTCGCGGGCCTCCAGGCGCCATAGCTCCCCGTTCCGCATCCCCGTGTCTATGAGGACGGTCACCACGTCGGCATGGTCGTCCTTCCCCCACTGCCTCAGGAGCCCGAGAAGGGACTTCTCCTCGGCCTCGGTGATCCACCGTAGCCGGGTCTGGCCTTCCTTCTGGCGCTCGATCTTGGGGACCTCGGCCAAGAGCTTCTTGTCCTTCATGTGCCGAAGCATCTTGGACAGGACGGCCAGCTTGCGGTTGATGGTGGAACCTGAGTTCCCCTTCTCCTCACAAGCCGTGACGAACTCTTCCACCGCTTCCATGTCGATATGGGCGATGGGCTTGGAGGACCCGAAGTGTTCCTCAAGGGCCTTGTAGATCAGCTCGGTTTGCTTCCCCCAGGCGGTTCCCTTCCAGAACTTGGCGTGCGTCTGAGTGTAGGCGTCCTTGAGGGAAGTGCCCTTGCCGGTGAACGCGCGTTCCTCGTTCTTGGTCACGGGCGTAGGCCCCTTGGGTTCTGGCACGGGTTCTCCTGATTTCAGGGCATCCCTCACCTTCTGCTCGAATGCTTCGGCGTCCTCCTTGTTGACGAAGGTCGGGCGCAACCGCTTCCCTTGCGCCAAGATGTCCACCTGCCACGACTTTCCACGCTGGCGTACAGCCATGCTTTCACTCCGAAGTGTCTAAAGATTGATGACGGTGTGGGAAGTGGGCCGCGACAGTTACCGGCCGAGTTCACCGATGACGATCAAGAGGGGGCCAGCGTAGACGTAGACGCTTCCGAAGTCCTCTTCGTCACGGTGAATTGCCCAACGCTTCCCCTCGGGGTGAGCGAGTTCGGAGAACTGGCGCATGTACCCAGGCGCAAACCACAGGGTGCGGCCACCAAACACAACGTGCGGCTGGGGCGTCGTCATGCCAAACGAAATCTGGAAAGTCATAGGGTCCTCTTGGGTTGAGATGCCCGAAGGATTACCTCTAAAGATAACAATTGCAACAACTTTAGTGTCCAACATGTGAAACGATGCTTGGGAAGTATAAGTTGTTGCCTTGATTGGTTTATCGGCTACATGTCATGCCCTGAGTTTCACATGTGAGACCATTGGGCCTCCCACGGCGCCACGCCACGAAGACCTTGATGAGCATGGCGCGGACCTCCTTGGCCCGCTCAGTGCGGGAGAGGGCGCAGACGAGGAGGGCCTGTTCCTCGTTCAGGTAGTAGGCCATCTCGGGACGACCGACGCGGCCATTGTGGATGCGCTGCATCCGCAATTCACCAAAGCCCTCCATTTCGTCACGGTGGGCGTCGATGATGTTCTGTCGAACCTTGCGCGGAACCGCCATGCCCAGGCGTTCCGCAAGTTCCACGTCAAGGACGCGGGGTTCGTCTTCGATGGTGTGAAGGGGGATGAGGTTGGGCTTGGCGGGCTCCACCGTCCCACGCTCGTAGGCGTCGAACTTCTTGATGACCTCAACGGTCACCTCGATAGCCGTGGGGGTTCCCGACTGGGTGGTGATGAAGATGGCCTGAGGCTTGTTCAGGTAGTAGAACGTGGGCGGACGGCCGGGGCCTCGGATTTCTCCCCGCCGAGGAGAAATGTCGCCGGGCGTCCGCCGGTTTGCACCCGGCAGGTGCAAAGGGGGCCATTGTGGAGGCGGTGCCTCTGCAATTCACCGAAGCCCTCCAGTTCGGCCCGGTGGCGCGCTTCGACAGGCTATCCCTTCCCAGACACCTCCCGGCCGGTTACGCCGCTCCACGCCCTAAACCTGGGTAGCTGCCTTCAGTCCCCCGCCGGTTGCTCCTTGGTCACGTAGAGGTGCGACAGGTCCAGGCCAGGGTAGGCAATTGCTTTGATCTTTTCCGCAAGAGTGCTGGCCCTGAGCCCTGAGCCGTAGTCATCATCAACGGAACCTCCTTCCCACCCTCCCAGCGCCAGCACTACGTCGCGAGAAAACCCTGCTTCTCGCATTGCGTCCCGATAGTTGTGACGGAAGGAGTGAAAGGTGGTTTTCTTTGTATAAGAATTTGCTGATTTAAGGAACCGCCCATACCACTTTGAGAATGGGTCAGAGTAATATGCGTTAGCACCAAGCGGAAGATCTGGGAACAAGCGTGCATTCTTGGCCTTGCGCTGCTCTTCAACGAACTCAAGGAAGCCGATCTTGACCAACTCGGGATGAACAGGAACGTAACGTTCACCAGCATCTGTTTTCACTCGCTTCTTGTCCCCTTCATCACCCCCTTCGGGATCTTCCTGAATGAGAATGCAGGTTGTTCCGTCAATGGTAGTTACGTCAGACGTGAGAAGCTGACAGCATTCGTTGAGTCGCATCCCCGAATACAAGGAAATGAGGGGGACCCAGAAACGCCCCCGACGCGGGCGCGACGGTCCCGCCTGGGCGTATCCCTCTCGATCATTCAGACACCCAACGTATAGAGGGGTGGAGAAGATGGTGGTGAGCTGCTCGGTGCTAAATGGCTTCTTCTTGTCTTTGCCCCTTCTATTGTCCTGAACGCGGAGCCCCGTTGCTGGGTTCTTTTCCGCAATGTCCTCTTGCACGGCCCAGTTGAACAGAGAGGCTAGGTTGTTCAGATAGCTATTGATGGAGGTGGCCGACATAGGCTCGATACCATGCGCCTCTGCATGTTTCGCCACCTCCTCCAGTGACATTCCGGGAAAACGCTTGGTCGCGTTGGGAGGAACCTTGGTGAGGGTGCTTTGCAGTCTTCGGCAATCGTCGCGCGTGATGTCCCGGACAGGCTTGTTCCCTCCCAGGGCCTCCTTGAGGAGGCGGAAGATAACTCGATAGCCGTCCTTGGTTTTGCCCGACAGGCCCGCGCGTTCCGGCGCATCCATGTACCGGTCTATCAGGTCTTCAAGAGTGACCTTGACGGGGGCGGCGGGGGCGGGGGATGGGGTTTCGACAACCCTACCGGCATGACGGGCCTTCATCATGTCGTTGGCCGTCACGCTGGCCTTCAGCATGGCGCGGGCAACTCGCTGGTAGGGCTGCGAGCCCTTGGAGGCGGAGAGTCCGTGCTGCCTTAGGATTTCCTCAACCTCGAAATCCAGATGATCGGTTCGCCCGGTGGCGAGCGCGTAGCCCATCCCGGCTTCCACTACGCTCAACGTTTCCGCGATCTCCTCATAGGACTTGTCATCGAGCCCCTCTCGGCGGATCTCCTCGTCCTCCTCCATCACGGACGAGAGCCACAAGGTCGCGAGTCGGGTGGCTTCAGCCTCGGAGATGTCGTCTTCCGTGCCCTGGTGTCGCTTGCGGGCGGCGTCAAGCTGTTGGTCAACTTTCAGGCTTTCAGCCTTGACCAGCCGCGCGGCTTCTTTGGGGTCTTTGGTTCGTAGGCTCTGCCAAATCTCCGTCTTGCCGATCTCCTTGCGAAGATCCTCGGGTACGGAGACGCGGAGATAGTACACGCCGTTGCGGCGGTGGAGGCGGGTGTGACGCGGCATCATAGCCCCACGACTGTAGCACATGGCTGTAGCAGTCGCGGCGCAATTCCGGTGACCTATCAGTAACTTACTGATTTCCCTCAGGGCCAAGGGAAAATGGCGGATGGGGTGTCTTCCGAACACGCATTCTCCACCGTCCGTTTACGACCGCCGACACCGCTGAAAGGCGCGTAAAACCTCGCGTTTGCCATCCGTCACGTTCACGCTCGGTCGTTGACGTTCGCATGCAGCCGTGAAAAAGTGTGGGACGCAGTGTGGGACGCTGCGGTTCGACGGACGGCACGGGAGCGCGACGTGGGCAGCCTGACAGCGGTGAAGGTGAAGGGCCTGAAAGAGCCGGGTCGGTACACGGATGGCGCCGGCCTGATGCTGGTCATCGGCAACGACGGCAGCCGGAAGTGGGTGCTGCGCGTCCAGGCCAACGGCAAGCGGCGCGACATCGGCCTGGGCTCTGCCAGCGACGTGAGCCTTGCCGACGCACGCGACGCCGCGACGGAGATGCGCAAGGCGATTCGGGAGGGCCGCGACCCGGTGGCCGAACAGCGGGCCGCCAAGGCTGCCGCAGAGGCGCCGGCGATTCCCACCTTCAAGAAGGCGGCGATCGAGGTGCACGCCGAACACGCGCCATCCTGGAAGAACCCGAAGCACGCGGCGCAGTGGCTGACCACCTTGGAGCGCTACGTCTTCCCGGCGTTCGGCGACCGGCTGGTGGACGAGATCACCGGGCCGATGATCCGCGACGTGTTGGCGCCGATCTGGCTGGAGGTCCCGGAGACGGCGCGGCGCATTCGGCAGAGGATCGGTACCGTCCTCGACTGGGCGCACGCCAAGGGCTACAGGCCAGCGGAAGCGCCCATGCGGTCGGTGACCAAGGGCCTGCCGAAGCAGGCGAAGGGGCAAGAGCACTTCGCCGCTCTTCCCTGGGCTGACGTGCCCGACTTCATCGCCCGGCTGCGCGAGACCGATAAGACCGGCCCCATGGTCAAGCTGCTGTTCGAGTTCCTGATCATCACCGCGGTGCGCAGCGGCGAGGTGCGCGGTGCGCGGTGGAACGAGTTCGACACCGACGCGCGGCTTTGGACCATCCCCAAGGAGCGGATGAAGGCCAAGAAGGTGCACGTTGTGCCGCTGTCGGACAGGGCGATGCAGATCCTCGAAGAGGCCGGCAAGGCGCGCACCAGCGAATCGGACGATGCGTTCGTGTTCCAGGGCACGAAGCCCGGCCGGCCCTTGTCGGACATGACGCTGACGATGCCGCTTCGGCGCATGGGCATCGAGGCGACCGCACATGGCTTCCGGTCGTCGTTCCGGGATTGGGCCAGCGAGGCGACCAACTTCCCGAACGAGGTGGCAGAGGCTGCCCTTGCGCACGCGGTCAGGGACCGCACGGAAGCTGCCTACCGGCGCGGCGACCTGCTGGAGAAGCGGCGGAAGATGATGGACGCCTGGGCTGCCTTCTGCGAGGGGCGCCGGGGCAAGGTTGTGCCCATGGCCCGCAAGAGGGCCTGAGATCTTGCCCGGCGCTGCCGGGCTACGGAACCGGCGGGGATAGGATGGCCCCCGACAAGCGCGGCACTCCGCCCGCGCTTCCCCGCCGGCCTGCAAGCGGAAATGCCCTGCGGAGAGGGTTATGTTCATCTCGTCATCCACAGCATTGGACATGTTTTCCAAACACGCGCCGCGTCCCTGGTGCAAAAAGCTGTTGGCGCACATGATTTATCAAGAAGAAATTAATGTTTATTTCTCATCTGGTGTGATTGCGGTTCGCGCACGAGCAATTTACGAAGAGGATGTTCAAGAATATTCCGAAGTTAATATTCAGCATCGCTATCAACCTGAGGCTTTAGACAAGAAAGTTAATGACGATGGAAGCATTACATTGCCTGCAAGCGCAACCTTGATCGGCACTTTTGATGCCGTTGTTGATGAATGGAATGATGTATTCAAGAAAGCACCCGGCTGGCTATTTGCTTCCGATGTGCGCATAGATTGGGAGGGAGGAACTCTTTCTTCTGATTTCATTCAGGTGTTTGATGAAGAGCTTTCGCAGTACGACAATAATAACGATGGAGAGGCTAAATATTGCCTCAAGGGGATGTTGTTTTCTCTTGACCAGATCGAGATGTATGCAATGGAATCAGCTTCTAGCGCTGACGTAGTGCACAAGCGGCAGCCGTCGCCTGCGCCAGTGGGGCGTCCTAAGATACATAATTGGGAGGGAGCGCTCATACATCTAGTTGCTTTGGCTGATGTGCATGGATTGCCTGATACTCAAGGCGCGAATGCTGCCATTTCTCGACATTTACTCCAGTGGTTTAGTGATGAGAACCTACCTGAGCCGACGCCATCGGATGGCAAGCGTTATGCCCGGCGCGTGCAACAGGCGATTCAGAAAGTGAAGCAGGCTGGGATGGCCGATAATAGCTGAAAATAGCCGGAAACAGATTATCGGCCATTTCCGGCCATTTCCGGCCGACTGCCTCGTTCGTTCGTGTCTAGCTTTCCCCGTAAGCCGCTGATTGGCAGCGGCCGTAGCCATACGGGGAACGCTGATGGACAAGGTTTGTGTCTCGGTTGAAGACGCGCGGAAGGCGCTGAGCATCGGGCGCACCTCGATCTACGAGCTGATCAACGCCGGCCGGCTGAAGACCGTGAAGATCGGCCGCCGGACGCTGATCACGACGGCCAGCATTCGGGCGATCACCGGCGAAGGGGGGGCCTAAACCATGGCCCCCCGTCGCTCCACCAAGGCCGCCAAGCCCACCATCACCAAGCTGAACGAGCACGCCATCGGCCGAGCCGAGTGGATGCTCCTGCCGATCGCCATCGCCATCGGTCCGGAGAACGAGAGGACGCCTGCCGGCATGATGGCGGAGTGCCAGGGCCACTTCGCCGTGCACGCCACCTTCTACGGCGCCGACGAACTGGTGCTCACCCACCTGCCCAGCGGGCTGGTGGTGCGCCGGCATCAGCGGGCGCAGCCCCTCAAGGATCTGGCCGAAGCGATCGAGCCGCTGCACGACTGGTCGTCATCGGAGTACGACGTCGCGCCCGCCGTGACGAAGGCGATACACGCCTTTGACAAGGCGCAGCTCAACCGCGCGGCCGCGTGAGGTCGCCATGTCCACCATCACCAACCTCGGCGGCGAGCGCCTGCGCCGGAAGGTGGCCGCTCTGCCGCGGCGCAGTCCCGCCGACTACGCCACCGGCATCGCGCAGGATCTCAACCGTCTCGTCCAGGATGGCGGCGGCGATGGCGACCAGTTGGCCGCGTTGGCGGAGCGCGCGCTGCGGCTGGCGGCCCTTCTACGGGGGCAGCTGGACGCCGAACACGAACCAGCGAGCGCCAACGCCGGCCTGACGACCGAGCGCGAGCCACTTTCAGCCGCTGAGGCACTGGCCGCCGCTGAGGTGCATGCGGCCGCGTTCTGGCGGTGCCGGGCGACGGGCGTCGACTGCCGGCGGGTGCAGCACCCGGCGCTGGCCGTGGTGGCGGTGAACGACCCCGCGCCGGGGCAGTCAACCTGTCAGTTCCAGATGTACGCCAACCCGGATCTCGCTGACGCGGCGTCGTTCTGCATCATCGAGGCGCCCCACGGCGTCGGCGCGGCGTACCTGCTCGATACAGCGCTCCACCTGGGCGAGAAGTCGTGGGTCGATCGCGCCGCGCTTCTGGAGGCGGTGGACATGATCGCGTGGGAGCGCGGCGACAGGACCTGGGCCGGCGCTCATGGCATGGGGCCTTTTGCCCGCCTCGGCGCGCCGGTCGTGCATCGGAGGTCGTAGCAGCCATGGCGCGAATTCGCTCGATCAAGCCAGAGTTTTTCCGGCATCGCAGGTTGTACCTGCTGGAGCGCGAGGCGGGCCTGCCGGTGCGGGTGGCCTTCGCCGGCCTGTGGACGGTGGCCGATCGGGAAGGCCGGTTCCGGTGGGAACCGGATGAACTGAAACTCGACTGCCTCCCCTATGACGATGTCGACTTTTCACGCGTGCTCGACGCGTTGGCCACGCGTGGCTTTGTCGTGCGTTACGCGTCACACGGCCGCGAATACGGCGTCATTCCGGGTTTCGTGCGGCACCAGATCATCAACAACCGCGAAACCGCCTCCACGCTTCCGCCTCCTCCGGAAGATATTGAAAACGCAGAAGAATTGACGCGTGCCTCACGCGTCATTGACGCGTGCCCCACGCCTCTTGTGCAAGGCCAAGGGGAAGGGAGTGGGAAGGGAGGGGAAGGGAGGGGAAGGGAAAGGGAATCCCCCCTGACGGGGGGAGCAAACGCAGGCGGTCCTGGCACTGAATCCCCTTCGCTTATTCCAGACGCTCCGGCCATGCCCAAGCCGATGCGGGGTGCCGAGGTCAAGTTGCTGGAGGACGCCCGCGTGATCTGGAACGACGTGTGCGCGCCTGCCGGGCTGGCCGCCGTCCAGAAGCTGAGCGACACCCGCAAGAGCCGCCTTAAATCGCGCCTGAAGGAAATGGGGAATAGTCTGGACAGCTGGCGCGCGTATTGCGAACGCATCACCCGGTCATCGAACCTGCGTGGGGAAAAAAGCCGCAACGGATGGAAGGCTGATTTCGACTACTGCATCCGCGAAGACATCGCCATTCGCATCATTGAGGGCCAATTCGACGACAAATCGCCTGCCGCTGCCAAACCGGCGCGCGCGTTCACTTAGGATCAACGATGCAGCCCACCAACGATACATCGCTGAAGCTGTCGGTGACGCTCCCCGTCAACCCCGACATCGAAGACGCCCTCATAGGGTCGGTGCTGATGGCGCCGAAGCTCTGGCCGAAAGTCGCGCACGTGCGGCCGTCGGACTTCCACAGTCCGGCGCACGCTTCGGTGTGGGAGGTGATGGCCGAACTGGCGAGCGGAGGAAGCGCTCCCGACCTGATCACCGTCACGGCTCGAATCACGGCCGGGCTCGATCACGCATCGGACGAAGCCATGGCGTGGCGGAAGCACCTGCACGAGCTGACGCTCAGCGGCGGATACATCGCCCGGGAAGCCCAGAACTATGCCGCGATCGTCCGTGACTACTCCGAGCGCCGGCGGCTGATCTGGGCGATGCAGGATGGCATTCACGCGGCGGCCGACACCGCCGCTGCTGATACGGCGGCGCAGGTCGCCGGCGGCGTCATGGCGCGGATCACCGTCGACAGTCGCGTGTCCGACGACATCGAGGACGCCTACGACATCGCCGGCCGGGTGGTCGACGAACTGGACCGACCCATCGACGTGGTGAGCACCGGCATGCCCCGCCTGGACGCCGCGATGGGCGGCGGCATCCGCCGGGGGACGTTCATCGGCATCGGCGGCGACCAGAAGGCCGGCAAGTCCACCCTGCTCGGCTCCATCGCCTACAACCTGACCGTCGGCGCGGAAGAGCGCGGCGTAGAGGTCGAGCCGCTGGTCTACCTGTGCCTGGAGATGAAGCCGGAGACCCAGCTGCAGCGCCTCATGGGCCGCTACATGGGCATGAACTCGGAAGCCTTCACCGACCCGGTGACGCGCGCCCAGCCGTGGTTCAAGCGCAAAGCCCAGGAGGCCCAGGAGGCGCTGCGCGGCAAGGGGCTGTTCTTCGCGGCCCGCCCCCGGATGACGCTGGACGACCTGAAGGGGACCTTGGCGCGGATCGGGCTGTCGAAGAAGTTCCGGGGCGCGATGGTCGACTACGTGCAGTTGGTGGGCGGCAAGCGCAGCAAGACATCGATGGCCGAACACCTGGACGATGTGAACCAGACCATCGCCGAGACCTGCGTGAACACTGGGCTTTGGGTCATGGCCGCTGCCCAGCTCAACAGCGAGGGCAAGGTGCGCGGCGGCAGTGGCTTGAACGCAGCGTGCGACATCGCCTTTGCGATCCGGAAGCACCAGGAAGTCTATGGGCAGGACCACGAAGCCCACCTGGAGAACCTGGCTGCCCGCTACACGCGGCAGCTGAACGTCGGATCCGAGAACTGCGCGGCCTACCGGCTGCGGTCGGATCGAGGTCCCTTCTACGACGAATTGGAACTGCCGCCGCGCATCGACTGAGCGCGCTCGGCGCGCCCTCGGCGATGCACCGCTGCCCTTGCCGGCCTTGTGGATTGAGAGAAGGCACGATGAACAACCGCGAACCGAAGTCGGTGGACCTGGAGGCGCTGGTGCGCTGGGCCATCATGGTCCAGCGTGCTGACCGCGACGACGTGGCGCTGCATGGCGTGGAACTCGCCGCGCATCTCGCTTCGCGCTCACGGTGCGGGGCGGACGCGAGCGACCACCCCGCCGCATGGCCGGCAGACAGCCTGGTGCGACTGGGCGACATCGCCGCCGTCGGCGCCCGCATCGACGGAGGCAGGGCTGTGCGCGGCGTGGCCCCCCGTCTGCATCCGGACGCCGAATCGGTGGTGGCGGTGATCGACCGTATGCGAGATGGCCGCCGCCGTGGCTTGGTGCTGCACTACGCGCGGATCGGCGAGCGCCCCGACTGGCTGTGCTGGGAGCAGCGCCTCGTCCCGCTGCCGGCGGAGAGCGGTGCCGGTCGCGGCGTCAAGCACAAGGTGGCTGGCGAGTGGCAACCGGCACCGGAGCGGTCGGAGATCGCACGCCGCTACGTCGCCCAGGGACTGCCCATCGTCGATCGGCATGGCCGCAGCATCCTGGAGCGCGAGGAGCGCGGCTTCGCCTTCCGCCGCGATCCGGACGGTCGGCGTGAACAGCTGGTGCGGTGGTGCCCGGTGGTGGCGGAGCCGAGCATCGACGAGATCCGCATCGTGAACGACACCTACGCGCAGTGGCACGCCGGGATGATGTGGTTGCTGGGGGAACTGGTCGGGGCGCCGCTGCGGGACCACCGCGTCACCGGCTTCCTGGCGCCGTCGCAGCCCTGGAACCAACCGAGGGCTTGACATTTCCCGAAAAGGGGTTGACGTTCGACCCAGCACGAATTGCGCGTTGACCAAGCCGCCCCGGAGAGGATCCGCAGGCGGCTTTGTCGTTCCGGGCCATCGCTTGGGCTGCGAGGTGTCGTTCGCATGCCACGGAATGGCCTCTTGCGCTTTTTGGTATTTCGGATTTAATCAGCACCGATGAGCATGCTGATACCTCGATCGATTTGGTAAGATGCGGAACCCCCGCTGGCGGCCACCAGCGGGGGTCCTGCTTTCCTATTACCAACCTAGCAACACTCGCGTCAGATCGAGTATTGCCACGATGGCATTGAGGACCGCAATCCAGAGCTCCGCATTGATGAGCATGCCGATCTCCTGTTGCAGCATTTCCCACCGACAGCGGCGGGTTGGTCATCGAAGCATTCAATTCGTAACCGAATCATTAACCGCAGGCTCTGTGGCGGCCGGGAATGACTATCGTCGTTCATCAAATCGATAGTGTTACGTCGTTTCTCTCATCGTCCATTATGGCTGATGTTTTGAATGCGGAAAGTATTGGTCTTTTGATATGCTTATATGTGGTTGAGTATTGGTGCCCCTCTGTACTGGGGCACGAACGACCATAGCTGAATCCCGCCCGGAGCGATCCGAGGCGGGTTTTTCGTTCCTGGGGCAGTCTGGGGAACGTAGTCATGGGCAAGCTCACCTGCCTCAAGCCCCGCGTCGCCACCCTTGACCCGCACACCGGCACCGCGGTGGCGCCGCTATCGCCCGAGGAAGCCGAGCGGGACCGGAAGCGAAGTGGCCGATGCTCGCCATCAACATAAAGGCTGACCTGACCCCGCTGCTGCGGTCCCTCGACGACTTCGCCCGACAGCAGGCACCGTTCGCCACGGCCAAGGCGCTGACCGCCGTCGCCAGGAGGGTCCAGGAAGCTGAGGTCAAGGCCTTCAGCGACGTCTTCGACCGCCCGACGCTGTTCACCCAGCGCTCGGTCGGGGTGAAGGCCGCGCGCAAGACCAGCCTGACCGCCGTGGTGTTCGTGAAGGACATCGCCGCCCGATACCTGCTGCCCTTCGAGGATGGCGGGAAGCACTTCCTGCCCCCGAGCAAGCGCGGCGGCACGCTGTTCAACCCGAAGGCCGCGCCGGTCAACCAGTACGGCAACCTCGCCAAGGGCACGCTGCGGCGCCTCGCCGGCCGCCAGGACGTGTTCGTCGGCGCCGTGCGGACCAAGGGCGGCACCACCATCAACGGCGTCTGGCAGCGTCCGGCGGCCGATGGAGCGCGGGGGCGCGGCTTGAACCGGACGGGCAGCCTGAAGCTGCTGGTGCGCTTCGGCGACGCCCTGCCGGTCAAGCAGCGCCTCGGCTACCGCGAGCGGGCGAAGGCGGTGGTGCAGGCCAGCCTGCAGGCCGAGTTCGACGCCGCCATGGGCGAGGCGCTGCGGACGGCCCGCCGGTGACCCGGAGGGTGGGTGTCTCGCGCAACATTGTTGCGTGGGTCCTTCCTGAGGGGGGAAGGACCCACGGGCATTGCGCACCGCGGGTTCTCCCTCGCGCTGGGCAAAAAAAACGCGTTACACGCTCACGTTACACGCTCCCGCGCGGAGGCCAAGCGGAGCGAAATCAATGGCTTCATCGTCCAAGCGTGTAACGCCGCCGGGTCCGGACGTTACACGGCCGCGTTACACGGTGGGCAAGGCGGAGCTGGCGAACGCGCTGGGGTGGACGCGGCCCAAGCTGGACCGCCGCCTCGACTCCGACCCGACCTTCCCCGTCGTCACACGCGGCACGCGGGCCGGCGGCTGGGAGTTCGACTTGGAGGCCGTGCGCGCCTACCTCGCGGGGGAGGCGCCGCCGGCGCCCGCCGCCAAGGCCGCCGCCGCGCGGCCGGCGCCAACGCCGCGGGCGGCGCGGGCGGAGCCGCCAGCACCGCCGCCGGAGGCCACGCCCGGGACGACGGCGAAACCCTCGGCGCCGGCCGCGCACGCCGGCGAGGGCACGGCCAAGCAGCGCAAGGACAACGCCCAGGCGGCCATGCTCGAGGACAAGCTGCGCCTGTCCCGGAAGGAACTGGTGGAGGCCGAGGAGATGCGCACCGTGCTCGCCACCATGCTGGCGCACCTGTCCAAGGGCGTCGACGGCATCCCGGTGCTGATGCTCAAGCGCCTGGGCCTGCCCGAGGACGCGCTGCCGGTGCTGCGCGAGATCGTCGACGACGTGCGGTCGCAGATGGTCCTGGACCTGCGCAAGGTGCTGAACGGATGACCTGTGAATACGCCAGCGCCCGGGGCATCGCCGCCGACACGCTGTCGGTGCTGCTGCCGCCCGAGCGCATGACGGTCGCGGCCTTCGCGGAGAAGCACCGCCACCTCGCCAACGAGGGCGGCGGCTACGTCGGCAAGTGGCGCAACGATCAGGTGCCCTACCTGGTCGAGCCCATGGAGTGCCTGACCTCGCTGGACCACCTGACCGTCGCCGTGGTCGGGCCCGGCCAGTCGGCCAAGACGACGATCGCCGAGAACTGGCTGCTGCATTCGGTCGCCTCCGACCCCGCCAACCTGCTGTGGTTCATGCAGACCGACCAGTCGCTGGAGGCCTACGTCAAGCAGCGCATCAATCCGATGATCGATGCGCACGAGGGGATGCGGTCCCGGCTCGGCACCCGCCCGGTCGACGACAGCCTGCACTTCAAGAACTTCCGCACCATGCGGGCGGAATTCCTGCCGGCGACGCGCTCCAACCTGATCAACAAGTCGGCGCCGCGCATCGTCGCCGACGAGATCGACGCCTACGGCGAGCTGGGCGACATCAAGGCGCTGCTCGACATCCGCCGCCAGACCTTCGGCAGGCAATCGAAGATCCTCGCGGTCAGCCACCCCGACAAGGCCCGCGGGCTGAACCCGCTGCGCGACTGGACCGCCGGCATCATGGCCATGTACGCCGACAGCGACCGGCGCCTCTGGTACTGGCCGTGCCCGCGCTGCGGCGCCTGGTCGTCGCCGGCGCCGATCGCCAAGCGCGTGATGGTGCTGGACTACCCCGAGGAGGGCACGCTGGACGAGATCGAGGCGGAGGCGCGGCTGCTCTGCCCGGTCGGCGACTGCCGGATCGAGGACGCCCGGCGACGGGAGATGAACGCCGCCGGCCGCTGGATCGGCGACGGCCAGACCATCGCCGAGGACGGCACGGTGACCGGCGAGCGGGTGCGGCGCACCACCGCCGGCTTCTGGATCACCGGCACCATGAGCCCCTTCGTGCTGGGCGGCATCGGCGCGCTGGCCCGCGCCAGGGCCAAGGCCGAACGGGAACGGGAGATCTCGGGCGAGGACGAGACGCTGCGCCAAGTGATGGTGAAGCAGTTCTGCATCCCCTACGCGCCGCCGCGCGCGGTCAGCCTGCTGCTGGCCGACGACATCGCCGAGCGCGCCGACGTGCGCCTGCGCCTCGGCGAGGTGCCGGAGGGGGTGCGGTTTCTGACCGCCTTCTGGGACGTGCAGATCGCCCACTTCGACGTGGCGGTCCGCGGCTGGGGGGTGAACGGCGAAAGCTGGGTCATCGACCGCTTCCGGGTGTCCGGCGACCCCGCCACCACGCCGGAGGACTGGGACCAGCTGCTGGACAAGGTCGTGTTGCGCACCTACCCGCTGGCCGACGGCTCCGGCCGCCGCATGAGGATCCGCGGCACCGGCTACGATTCGCAGGGCGCGCCCGGCGTCAGCCAGCAGGCCACCGACGCCTGGACGCGCTGGCGCAAGGCCAAGGTGGTGAAGCTCCACGGCCAGATCGCCGGGCGCGACGTCTACTCGGTCATCCCGACCAAGGGCGCCAGCGGCCTGATGGCGCCCCGGCTGAACGTCACCTACCCGGACACCGCCGGTGGCGGGAAGAAGGGCGGCGGCGCCGGCACGGTGCCGCTGGGGTTGTTCAACCCGAACTCCTTCAAGGACGACCTCAACGGCCAGCTGCAGAAGGCGGACGGCGGCCCCTGGTCGATCCACTTCCCCGCGGCGTTGCGCGCCAAGGTGCCGCCGCACCCCTGGTTCGAACAGCTCGTCGCCGAGGTCCGGCTGCCGAACGGCCGCTGGGAGAAGGAAAACCGCTCCGCCCGCAACGAGGCGCTGGACGTCATGGTGGGCAACCACGTGGTGGCCCACCTGCACGGCCTGTCGCGGATCAACTGGGAGCGGCCGCCGGCCTGGGCGGCGCCGTGGGACACGAACGCGATGGTGATCGCCGCCCCCGAGGACGAGGCGGCGCCGGCCGCACCGCCGGCCGCGCCGTCGCGGCCCAACCTTGCCAGCCGCCTGGCCTGAGAGGTCGATGATGAACGAACTGGACACCGGCATTCTCGCCGGGATGGCGCCGGCCGACCTGCGGGCGGCCCTCGCCGCCCTGCAGAAGGCGCTGCTCGATCTCACCCTCGGCGTGAAGGAGGTGAGCGTCAGCTACACGCAGGGCGACGGGTCGCGCTCGGTCACCTTCACGCCGACCGACACGGCGAAGATCACCGCCCTGATCCAGACCATACAGGCGCAGCTCGGCATCGCCTCCGGCCGCCGCGCCATGACCTTCCGGTTCCGCTGATGAGCGCCGTCACCCTTTACGGCCCGGACGGCCGGACACCGCTGCGGGCGGAACCCAGCCGCGCCGCCCTGCTGGCCGGCGGGGGCAACACCCCCTACGACGCGGCCGACGTCCAGGGCCAGCACATGGAGGGGTGGCGCCCGTTCCTGTGGGCGCCGGATGCGGTCAACATGTACCGCGACCGCATCGTGTCGCGGGTGCGGGACCTGGCGGCGAACGACGGCTGGGCGTCCGGCGCCATCACGCGGATCCTCGACAACGCCATCGGCGCCAGCTTCCGGCCGATTTCCAAGCCGGACTACCGGGCGCTGGCCATGCACTCGGGCAACACGGGATTCGACAGCACCTGGGCGGACGAGTTCGGCCGCGCCGTCGAGGCGTGCTGGCGCACCTGGGCCAACGACCCCGGCCGCTATTGCGACGCCGGGCGCCGGCTGACCGTGTCGCAGATGCTGCGGCTGGCGTTCCGCCACAAGCTGGTGGACGGCGACGCGCTGGCGGTCCTGCTGTGGTTGACCGAACGGCTCGGGCCGGGGCGCGCCCGCTACGCCACCACGGTGCAGCTGGTGGATCCCGACCGCCTGTCGAACCCGCAGCAGCAGTTCGACCAGCAGATCATGCGCGGGGGCGTCGAGATCGACCGGCACGGCGCCGCGGTGGCCTACCACATTCGCAAGGCGCACCAGGGCGACTGGTTCGCCGCCGCCGATTCCGTGACCTGGGAGCGCATCCCGCGCGAGACCGCCTGGGGCCGCCCGGTGGTGGTGCACGACTTCGACGCGGAACGCGCCGATCAGCACCGCGGCGGCACCGGCGTGCTGACGCCGGTCGTGCAGCGCCTGAAGATGCTGATCAACTACGACGGCAAGGAACTGGACGCGGCGATCATCAACGCGCTCTTCGGCGCCTACGTCGAGTCGCCGTTCGACCACACGTTGGTTCAGGCCGCGCTGAGCGGCGACGAGGGAATCGGTCCCTACCAGGAGCAGCGCACGGACTTCCACAAGAGCCGTCGCACGGAGCTGAACGGCGCGCGGCTGCCGATCCTGTTCCCCGGCGAGAGCATCAAAACCGTCTCCGCGGCGCGCCCGACCAGCAACTTCGCCGCCTTCGAGGCGGCCATGCTGCGCAACGCGGCGGCCGGCATCGGCATCAGCGCCCAGCAGCTCAGCAACGACTGGTCGGACGTCAACTACAGCTCGGCGCGCGCCGCGCTGCTGGAGGCCTGGAAGACGCTGACCCGCCGGCGCGCCGACTTCGCCGCCGGCTTCGCCTCGCCGGTGTTCGGCGCCTTCCTCGAGGAGGCGATGGAGGTCGAGGACCTGCCCATGCCGTCGGGCGTGGTGCCCGAGTTCATCGAGTGCCGCGGCGCCTACAGCCACTGCCGGTGGATGGGGCCCGGGCGCGGCTGGGTGGACCCGGTGGCGGAAAAGCAGGGCGCCGTGCTCGGCATGGACGCCGCGCTCTCCACGCTCGAGGAGGAATGCGCCGAGCAGGGCCTGGATTGGGAGGACGTCCTGGACCAGCGCGAGCGCGAGGTCAGGGCCTTCGAGGCCCGCGGCCTCGCCGTCCCGTCCTGGGCGGCCATGAACATCCCGGCCGGACAGGCGGCCAAGACGCCGGAGGCGGTATGAGCGAAATGTTCGAAATGGCGCGGCGGTTCGCAAACCAGCCGCTCGCCCTGCGGCGTGACGAGGCCGACGTGCTGGCGGCCGTCCTGCGCGGCCAGTGCCCCCAGCCGGAAGCGTTGGTCTTTGGGCGCAGCCAGGAGCGGGAGCGCCAGTACGGCCTGATCGAGGGAGTGGCGATCATTCCGGTGCGGGGCATCCTGTTCCCCGGCGACTGGGGCTGGTCCTGGGCCACCGGCTACGACTGGATCCGGCGCGGCGTGCTCACCGCCGTGGCCGATCCCGAGGTCAAGGCCATCGTGCTGGACATCGACAGCCCCGGCGGCGTGGTCAACGGCTGCTTCGATCTGGCGGACGCGATCCACGCGGCCCGCGGGGCGAAGCCGATCTGGTCGATCCTGTCCGAGAACGCCTATTCCGCCGCCTACGCCATCGCGTCGGCCGCCGACCGCATCACGGTCCCGCGCACCGGCGGCACCGGCTCCATCGGCGTGATCTGGATGCATGTCGATTGGTCCGCGCTGCTGGAGAAGCATGGGCTGAAGGTGACGTTCATCACCTACGGCGACCGCAAGGCCGACGGGCATCCCGAGCTGCCGCTGGCCAAGGAGGCGCGCGAGCGCTTCCAGGCGGACATCGACACCATGGGCGACCTGTTCGTCGGGACGGTCGCCCGCAACCGGAACATCCCGGCCACCAAGGTCCGGGGTACCCAGGCCGCAACCTTCCTCGGGGACGCGGGCGTCGCGCTCGGCCTCGCGGATGCGGTGATGGCGCCCGACGCCGCATTCCTGGCCCTGCTCGACCAGCTGGGCTGACCTTTCGCACAATCCGGAGAGCACCATGAAGCACTCGCCATTCGCGGGCGCGGCGTCGTTCGCGCACCTGATCGGCCTCCGCCCGCGCGCCAAGACGGCCGAGGACGAGGACAACAAGCCCGACACCAAGAAGGGCAAGAAGGCCGAGGAGGAGCAGGAAGACTCCAAGGCCAAGGACGACGACAAGAAGGAGGAGGAGGCCGAGGACGAGGACGACGCGGCCGCCGAGCAGGACGACGAGGAAAAGACCGAGGACGAGGAGGACGACACGACGGCCAAGGGGTCCAAGCCCAAGGGCAGGACCTACGCCGACGGCCGCGCCGCCGAGCGCAAGCGCTGCGCCGCCATCTTCGCGGCCCCGGAGGCCGCCGGGCAGCCGCACGTCGCCGCCCGCCTCGCCTTCACCACCAACCTGTCGGCCAAGGAGGCCATCGGCGTCCTGGCCGAGACCGCCAGCAGCGCGCCGCAGGGCAAGCGCGGCCTGGGCGACCGCATGGCCACCGTGCCCAACCCGAACCCCGGCGCCGACGGCGGCAGCGCGCCGGAGAAGGGCAGCGCCGCCGAAACCATCGCCCGCATGACGGCCGTCTACGACCGCGCCACCGGCGCCTCGGGCAAGAAGTAAGGAGCCTCCGATGACGACCTACAGCAGCTCGCCCTTCGCGCCGGGCGCCGTGTCCGACGCGTTCGTTCCCGACCAGCTCATCGCCGGCCCGCTCCAGCTGGTCACCGACACGGTGACGCTGATCAGCGGGCAGACCCTGACGCGCGGCGCCGTGCTCGGCAAGATCACCGCCTCGGGCAAGTACACGCTCTCGCTGGCGGCCGCCACCGACGGCAGCGAGGTCCCGTCGGTGATCCTCGCCGACGATGTGGATGCCAGCGGTGGCGACAAGCTGGCCGGCGTCTATCTGGCCGGCGAGTTTAACGCCGGCGCCATGACGTTCGGCACCGGCCACACGGCGGCGAGCACCAAGGACGCCCTGCGTGACGCCGGCATCCACCTCAAGTCGGCCGTCCCGGCCGCCGACCCCACCTGACGGGAGACAGCACCATGGATATGTTTGCGACGGCCGTCCTCGTCGGGGTCGTGCCCAACCTCAAGCTGGCGCAGAACTGGCTGCTGGACCGGTTCTTCCCGAACATCGTCACCAGCGACAGCGAGTTCGTCGCCATCGACGTGGACGTCGGCAAGCGCCGCATGTCGCCCTTCGTGTCGCCCCTGGTCGAGGGCAAGCTGGTCGAGGGCCGCCGGTACCAGACCAACCAGTTCAAGCCGGCGTACATCAAGGACAAGCGCGCCCCCGACCTGCGCCGTCCGGTCCGCCGCACGATCGGCGAGCGCATCGGCGGCGAGCTGACCGGCGCCGAGCGCGAGATGGCCAACCTCCAGTTCGAGATGGCCGACCAGATCGACATGCTGAACCGCCGCCTGGAGTGGATGGCCTCCTCGGCGCTGACCACCGGCACGGTCACCATCCAGGGCGACGGGTTCCCGACGACGGTGGTGGACTTCGGCCGTGATCCGGCGCTCACCGTGGCGCTGTCCGGTGGCCTCCAGTGGACCGCCGCCAACATCGGGACGGTCAACAGCCCGGGCGCGGTGTCGCCGACGCGCGACCTCGACAACTGGGCCGTGCTGGTGCTGCAGAAGTCGGGCGCGGTGGTCACCGACGTGGTGTTCACCAACGCCTCCTGGCAAGCCTTCCTGCTGGATCCGGTGCTGCGGCTGGCCAACTGGTTCCCGGGCGCCGGCGGCCAGGGCAACAGCGTGCAGCTCGGCACCGAGGTCAAGCGCGGCGCCGTCTTCAAGGGCGTGTGGGGCCAGTACAACCTGTGGCTCTACAACGACTGGTACGTGGACGAGAACAACGTCGAGCAGCCGATGCTGGCCGACGGCTCGGTCATCCTCTCGGGTCCGGACCTGATGGGCACCCGCGCGTTCGGCATGATCCTGGACCCCGACTTCAACTACGGCCCGCTGCCGTACGCGCCGAAGACCTGGGTGCAGAAGGACCCGGCGCAGCGCCTGCTGATGATGCAGTCGGCGCCGATCGTCATCCCCAGCCGCGCCAACGCGGCGTTCTGCGCGAAGGTGAAGTGACATGGCCGATCCCACCAAGCCGGCGACCCCGAAGGCCGCCACCCCGGCCCTCGTCTCCGTCACCGTGGCGAAGGGCCGTACCGTCCACCTCCCGAACCCCGACGATCCGGAGGCGCCCGTCACGGCCTACGGCCCCGGCAGCACGCTGAAGGTCGACGCGGCCGAGGCCAAGCGGCTGCGGGACCTCGGCTTCGCCGAGCCCGAGCCGGCCAAGCCCGCCGAGAAGGTCGAGGAGTAAACCATGGCCGTGGACTGGGACGCGCTGGTGCACGGCTCCGTCGAGCGCGCCTTCGGCGAGCCGGTGCTCTACGCACCGGCCGCCGGGGCGCCATTCACGATTTCCGGCGTCTTCGACGAGGCCTACGGCCAGGTGGAAATCGTGGAGGGCGCCCCGGTGTCCTCGGTGGTGCCGGTGCTGGGCGTGCGCCTGTCCGCGTTCGGCGCGACGCCGCCAGACACCGGCGACCGGCTGACGATCTCCCGCACGGGCACCGTCTACGCGGTGTCGAACGTGAAGCCCGACGGCCACGGCTGGGCGCAACTCTCGCTGAACTGGGTGTCCGGATGACCGAGCTGTATTCCGAGACCCTGCGCGGCCTCTTCATCGCCGCGCTGAAGGGCAGGACGCTGGCGGGCCAACGCGTGTTTGCGCCGCGCGACTGGCCGGTGCAGGCCAAGGAGATGCCGGCCATCCTGGTGGACGATCAGCGCGAGCAGAGCGAGAGCCGCGGCAACGCCGGCTTTCCGGCCTTCCACACCATCGCCTTCCTGGTGGTGGACGGCCGGGTGGAGCAGGACACCGAGGAGAAGGCCAAGGCGGACCTGTCGACGCTGCGCGCGCAGATCAAGGCCGCCATCCTGACCAGCCACGAGATCATCGTCGGCGTCGAGCAGATCGTCGCCATCCGCACCGAAGCCCGCGTTTCCGCCGAAACGAAGAAGCACGTGGGCGAGCTGCGCATGGAGTTCGCCGTGCGCTACCCCGAAGACTTCGAGCCCGTCATCACCGACACGCTGGAGGGCATCGACGTGCACGCCGACCTGGCCGGGCCGTTCGATCCCACCGGCATCTATCCGGACCCCGCCTTTCCCGAGGCGGTGCAACCGGCCCCCCGCACCTCCGGGCCCGATGGCCGCGACGAGGGCGGGATTTCCGTCAACCTGACCTGATCCGAGGAGCACCCATGTTCGTGCGACCCGCGCCCGATCCGGGCGACCCGGGCAAGCGGCTGCGCGTCCGCGACCCCGACCTGAAGGATTTCCTGCCCGACGAGGGCCGCGAGGTGCCGGAGACGCCCCACTGGCACCGGTTGCTGCACGTCTACCGCGACGTGGAGCGGGTCGATCCGCCGAAGGCCAAGGCCGTCACCAAGAGCGCGGAGGCGTAAATGATCCCGTTCAAGACCATCCCCGCGAACCTGCGCGTCCCGCTGTTCTACGCCGAGGTGGACAACAGCCGGGCGAACTCGGGCGCGCAGACGATGCGCACGCTGATCGTCGGCCAGATCACCACCGCCGGCACCGCCACGCCGAACGTCCCGGTGATCAGCCAGGGCGCGGCCGACGCCGTGACGGCCGGCGGCCCCGGCTCCATGCTGGCGCTGATGACCGCGGCCTACCGCAAGGCGGACACCTTCGGCGAAGTCTGGTACCTGCCGCTGGCCGATGCCGAGGCCGCCGTGGCGGCTACCGGCACCGTGGCGCTGACCGGCACCGCGACCGCCAACGGCGTGGTGTCGCTCTACGTCGGCGGCGTGCTGGTCTCCCAGGCCGTCACCAGCGGGCAGGTCGCCGCCACGGTCGCCACGGCTCTGGCCGCCACCGTCAACGCCCTCATCGACCTGCCGGTGACCGCCGCCGCCGCCGCGGGCACGGTGACGTTCACGGCGAAGAACAAGGGGCCGGGCGGCAACGAGATCGACCTGCGGCTCAACCACCGGGGCGCTGCCGGCGGCGAGGCGCTGCCGGCGGGCCTTGCCGCCACCATCACCGCCATGGCGGCCGGCGCCACGCCGCCGGACCTGACGGCGGCCTTCGCCAGCCTGGGCGACATGCCGTTCGACTTCATCGTGCTCCCCTACACGGACACCGCCAGCCTCGATGCCGCGAAGCTGCTGCTGAACGACGTCTCCGGCCGCTGGTCGTGGTCGCAGCAGATCTACGGGCACGTCTTCGCGGCCAAGCGGGGCACGCTCAGCGCCCTGACGACGTTCGGCGCCGCGCGCAACGACCAGCACGCCTCGGTGCTCGGCTTCCATGACAGCCCGACGCCGGCCTGGATCGTCGCCGCCGACTTCGCCGGCACCGCGGCGGTCAGCCTGCGCGCCGACCCCGGCACGCCGCTCCAGACGCTGGCGCTGTCCAGCACGCTGGCGCCGCCGATCGGCAGCCGGTTCGCCATCACCGACCGCAACGTGCTGCTCTGGGACGGCATCAGCACCTTCGTGGTGTCCGACGACGGCACGTGCCGTCTGGAGAACGTCATCACGACCTACCAGAAGAACGCCTTCGGCGCCGACGACGACAGCTACCTGCAGGTCGAGACGCTGTTCCTGCTGGCCTTCATCCTGCGCCGCATGAAGGCGGTGATCACCTCGAAGTACGCCCGCGTCAAGCTGGCCGACAACGGCACGCGCGTCGGCCCCGGCGCCAACGTGGTGACGCCCAACATCATCAAGGCCGACCTCATCGCCGCCTACCGCGAGCTGGAGGCCGAAGGCCACGTGCAGAACGGCGAGGCCTTCAAGCAGGCGATCATCGTCGAGAAGAACCGCCAGAACCCGAACCGGGTGGACGTGCTGTGGCCCGGCACCCTGATCAACCAGCTGCGCATCTTCGCGCTGCTGGCCCAGTTCCGTCTCTGAGAGGAGGGCCGTTCCATGGCCGACACCAGCCGCCGGCTGTCCGGCGTCGCCTACTTCACCGTCGACGGCACCAGCTACATGCTGGCCGGCGACTTCTCCTACTCGCCGTCGCAGGTCAAGCGCGAGACCATCTCGGGCATGGACGGCGTGCACGGCTACAAGGAGACGCCGATTCCCGGCTTCATCCAGGCCACGCTGCGCGATGCCGGCGGGCTGAGCGTCGCCGCCTTCAACGCGATGACCAACGCCACCGTCACCATCGAGCTGGCCAACGGCAAGATCGTGACCGCACGCAACGCCTGGACGGTGGACAGCCAGGAGGTCAAGGGGGCCGAGGCCACCTTCGACGTCCGCTTCGAATCCGCCCTGGTCGAGGAGGCCTGATCATGGATCACCCTGAACAGATGACGCTGGAACTGAGCAAGCCGGTGACGCTTGGCTCCGAGACGTACAGCGTCCTGGAACTGCGCGAGCCCACCGTGGGCGAGGTGGAGAAAGCGCAGCGCGCCCAGCGCGGCGCCGACGGCTCCGCCACCGCGAGCGACATCGTCCTGGTGTCCCTGGTGTCCGGCGTGCCGAAGCCGGCCGTCGAGAAGATCGTCTACCGCGACTTCCGCAAGGCGGTGGAGTACCTCGCGGTTTTTCTGGAGGGTGGCCCGGCAACTGGCGCGACGTCCTAGCCGAGGTCACGCGGTGGTACGGGTGGGGACCGCGCGACGCGTGGTCCCTCACCTGGACCGAGCTGTGCTGGTGGAACGATCAGGCCCTGCGGATGATCAAGGTGGCGCGCGATGGCTAACCAGTTCCAGATCGTCATCACGGCGAAGGACCAGGCGTCCGCCGCCGTCGGCAAGGTGACGTCGGCGCTCGGCCGGGTGCGCGGGCCGATCGCCGGCATCAGCTCGGCCGTCGAGCGCCTGGGCGAAACCACCGGCTTGGCCTCCCTCGGGCGCGGCCTGTCCAGCCTCGGCGGCTTGGCCCGCGACACGGCGGGCAACCTCGGCGTGCTCGGCGGCTCGATGGGGGCCGTCGCCGGGGCCGGCACCGTCGCCGGGGTGGCGACCCTGGTGAACCACTGGGGGCAGGTCGGCGTCGCCACCGCCAACGCCGCCGGCGGCATCGGCATCGCCGCCGGGCGGCTGCGCACGCTCCAGGGCGCCGCCGGGCTCGCTGGCCTGTCGGCGGAGAGCATGGCGGGCAGCCTGGGCGCGCTGGCGGCGACGCTCCAGGACGCCGCCTTCGGCCGGAACCCCGAGGCCGCGGCGATGATGAACACGCTGGGCATGCGTCTTCACCGGACCGCCTCCGGCGCCGTGGACGCGGAGCGGGCCATGGGCGATCTGGCCGAGGCCGTATCGCGCCAGACGAACCCGCAGACGCAGGCCCGCATCGCGCAGATCTTCGGCGTCGAGGCGCTGTTGCCCATGCTGCGCAAGGGGCGCAGCGGCTGGCAGGCCTACATGCGCGACATCGAGCGCTATGGCGCCGTCTCGGAGGAGACGCAGAAGCAGTCCGAGCAGCTGGGCGCCTCCATCAACCGGCTGAAGGCGGCGGTGTCCGGCGCGGGCACCACGCTGGAGGCCGAATACTCCGGCAAGTTCGGCGGGGCCATCGACCGGACCGCCAAATGGATCAGCGAGAACCAGCGGCTGTCCGGCTCCATCGCCGAGGTCGGCCTGGGGCTCGGGGCCATCGCGCTGGCCGCCCGTGCCCATCCGGTCCTGGGGCTGATCACCGGCATCGCCGAGGGGGCGCTGCTCATCTACCGGCACTGGGACGGCATCGGCGCCTTCTTCGAGCGCAAGCTGAAGGAGGTCGACGCCGCCTTCAACAGCTCGGAATGGGGGCGGCGCACCAGCGGCAAAACCCCGAAGGCGGAGCGCGATGCCTACTGGTGGACCTTCGGGCTCGTCGGCAAGGGCGGGATGCTCTACGACACGGGGCCGGGCGAACCGGCGGCTCCGCCCAAACCGGACAGCGCCACGCCGGCACCGGCGGCTCCGCCCAAGCCGGACAGCGCCGCGCCGGCGCCGGCGACGCCGCCCGAGACGCGCCCGTCGATCATCAACGGCTTCCTGATCGGCCGCGCCGAGGCCGCGCCGATGCCCCCGTCAGCGCTCGTGCCGCCGGCCGCGCCACCGCTGGTCCCGGACCGTCCGGCCGCCGCCGAGGCCCGCCCTCTGGCCGCGCCGGCTCCCGCGGCGGTGGCGCCACCACCGCCGGCCGCTCCCGCCGCCGCTCCCGCCGCCGCGCACCAGCCGATCGGCATCCGCAACAACAACCCCCTCAACCTGCGCAGCTGGGGCGCCACGCCGCGCGAGGGCGGCTTCGCCAAGTTCGGCAGCGCCGACGAGGGTCTGGCGGCGGCGGTCAAGAACCTCGGCGCCTACCAGGACCGGCACGGCATCAACACCATCGCCGGCATCATCAACCGCTGGGCCCCGCCGTCGGACGGCAACAACGTCCCGGCCTACATCAGCCACGTGGCCAAGGAGACCGGGTACCGCCCGGATCAGCCACTCGACCTGCACGATCCCAAAACGGTGGCGCCGCTGCTCAGCGCCATGATCAAGCGCGAGAACGGCATGCAGCCGTACGGCCGCGACCAGATCGAGCGGGCGGCGGCCACCGCGGCGCCGCCGAACGGGGGCGCGCAGCAGCCCATCCAGGTCGACATCCGCTTCTCCGGCAACGTCCCGCCGGGCACCACCGCATCGGTTCCGGGGCAGGACGGCGCGTTCCAGCCCAGCCGCATCGACTACTCCTTGCCCGACTTCGCGAGGCCCTGATGCCCGGACGCAACGCCTACCGCGACCTCGGCGGCGCCCTGAACCGTGTCGCCACCGCCGCCGGGCGGCTCGGCGTCGACCTCGCGGGGTTCGACGCCACGGACGCGCCCTGGCACACGCGCCTCCAGAAGGCCTCCTTCCGCGGCGTGCCGTTCGGCGTCACCGGCTCGGTGTCCGAATTCGGACGGCGCGTCGCCGTCCACGAGTACCCGTACCGGGACTCCGTGTGGGTGGAGGACCTGGGGCGGGCGCCGCGGCGCATCACCCTCATCGGCTTCCTGGTCGAGAACTCCGCCGTCTACGGCGGCGGCGACCTGCTGGCGCAGCGCGACCGCCTGGTCAAGGCCTGCGAGACGCCGGGAGAGGCCGAACTGGTGCACCCGTCGCTCGGGCGCCGCTCCGTTGCGCTGCTGCGCTTTCACGTCGTGGAGCGTCGGCGCGAGGGGCGGGTGTTCGAGTTCGGGATGGAGTTCGTGGAGGCCGGCAAGCTGGAGTTCCCGGCCGCGTCCGCTTCCCTGCGCGACGGCGTGTTCACGGCCGCTGACGGTCTCGGCCTCGCCGCCGTGGGCGCCTTTGTGAAGGACATCGGCACGCTGCTGAAGCAGGGCGCCGCCATCGTCCGCCAAGTCGTCGACACGGTGGGCTTCTACGTCCGCGCCGTGTTCCGCCTCATCGACGACGCGACCAACCTGTACAACGCCGTGCGCGACCTGCCCGGCGCGTTCGGGCGGTTCTTCGGCGGCTCGAAGGTGAAGGCCCGCCGGCGGAGCGACGCGGCCGGCGCCGCCGCGACCTCCCTCGCGGCCCTGAAGGATCTCGCGGCGACGCGCCGCGCGTCGGTGGCGGCCGCCGGCGCCACCGCCCTGGCAATTGCCCCGACGCTGTCGGCGGCGTCCACCCCGGCGGCGGCGTCCACCCCGGCGGTGGCGGACAGCGTGGCCGCCGTGATCGCGGCGACCGCCCGCGCGATCACCAACCCCGCCGACGCGCTGCGCCTGCTGGCGCCGCTGGCCGCCCTGGAGGCGCCCACGACGGGGCCGGCCGCGGCGGTGACGGCGAGCCTCGTGCGCCGCATCGCCCTGGCCGAGGTGGCGAAGGCGGCGGCGCGGTACGAGCCGCGGTCGTACGACGACGCGGTGGCGGTGCGCACGCGTGTCGTGGACCTGATCGAGGCCGAACTGGTGCGTGCCGGCGATGCCGGAGAGGACGAGACCTTCATCGCTTTGCGTACGCTGCGCACCGCGGTGGCCGCCGACCTGACCGAGCGCGGCGCCAGCCTGGCCCGCAAGGTCGAGGTCACGACCGCCCGGCCGCTGCCGGCGCTGGTGCTGGCCCACCGGCTTTACCAGGATCTCGAGCGCGCCGACGAACTGGTGGAAGAGGCCGCCCCCGTCCATCCGGCCTTCATGCCGGTGACGTTCCGCGCGCTGGCGGAGTGAGCCATGGCCGACGACCTGACCCTGGTGATCGGCGGCCGCGCCGGCCGCACGCTGTCCGGCTGGCAGCAGGTGCGCGTGACCCGCGGCATCGAGCGCCTGCCCAGCGACTTCGACATCGCCTTCACCGAACGCTTCCCCGGCGAAGCGGCGAGCGTCGTCGTCCGGCCGGGCGACGAATGCCAGGTGCTGCTCGGCAAGGACCCGGTGGTGACCGGCTACGTGGACCGCTTCATCCCCTCCGTCGACCGCCACGCGCACACGCTGCGCGTCACCGGGCGCGGCAAGTGCCAGGATCTGGTGGACGCTTCCGCCGAATGGCCCTCGAACCAGATCAGCAGCGCCAGCATCCTGACCATCGCCCGGAAGCTGGCGGAACCGTACGGCATCACGGTTACGGCGCTGAGCGACGTCGGCAAGCCGATTCCGCAGATCAACCTGCTGTGGGGGGAAACCCCGTTCGCGGTGATCGAGCGCATCGCCCGCACCGAGGCGCTGCTGGCCTACGACGGCCCGGACGGCAACCTGATCCTGGCGCGCGTGGGCAACGCCACGCACGCCAGCGGGTTCGAGGAGGGCCGGAACGTCGAGGCCGGGACGGCGCTGTTCGGCATGGACCAGCGCTTCAGCGAATATGTCGTGCGCACCCTGTCCATGACGCCGGTCGGCGAACTGGGAAGCCTGGGCGACATCAAGGCCATGGTGACGGACAAGGCCGTCACCCGCAACCGCAAGCGCTACATCATCGTCGAGGCCGGCCTGGACGCCGCCGGGCTGGCGCAGAAGCGCGGGCTCTGGGAGGCGGCGCGCCGCGCCGGGCGCTCCTACCAGGTGCGCCTCACCGTCGACGGCTGGCGGGACGCCGAGGGCACGCTGTGGACGCCCAACCGGCTCGCCACGGTGTCCATGCCGGCGCTGAAGATCCCACAGGTGACATGGGTGATCGCCGAGGTGACCTACCGCCGCGGGGCGCAGGGCACGCAGGCGGACCTCGTTCTCATGCCGCCGGACGCCTTCGAGCCCGCGCCCATCGTGCTGCTGCCCACCCTTAACGACGTCGTGCCCGGAGCGTCGCCATGAACCTCGAACAGCTCTACGTCCGTCTGATGCTGGCCATCGGCCGGGGGCGGATGACCGCCGTCAACGACGGCGGCAACGCGCAGACCATGCAGGTCCAGCTCGGCACGGACGAGGTGCGGGACGGCACCCCGCGCCTCGTGGAATACGGCCTGACCTCCGTCCCGCCGGCCGGGACCGATTGCGTGGTGCTGTTCCTGGGCGGCGACCGCAGCACCGGGGTGGTGGTCGCCACCGGCAACCAGGGCGCCCGGCCGAAGGGGCTCCAGGGCGGGGAGGTGTGTGTGTACGACGACCTGGGCCAGATGGTGCACCTGACGCGCGCGGGTATCGTGGTCAAGGGTGCCGGCCGGCCGGTCACCGTCGAGGACACGCCGGAGGTGACGGTCAAGGCCAGCGGGAAGGTGAGGCTGGAAACCCCGCTTCTGGAGGTGACCGGCGACATCGTCGACAACGCCGGCCGCGGCGGCCGGTCGATGGCCAGCATGCGGGCGGTCTACGACGGGCACACCCACGGCGGCGTCACGCCCGGCGGCGCCGACACCGCCGTGCCGAACCAACTCCAGGACTAGCCATGCCCGACATCATGATCTCCTGGTCCGCGGGCGAGGCCCGCGGCGACTGGTCCCTCGCGTCCGGCGACCTGGGCACCGGCGACGACCTCGCCACGGCCATCCTGCTGAGCCTCTTCACCGACCGCCTCGCCACCGCCGACGACACGCTGCCGGACGGCACCGACGACCGGCGCGGCTGGTGGGGCGACCGCGAGATCGGCTCCCGGCTGTGGCTGCTCGACCGCGCCAAGGAAACCGAGGACACGCGCCGGAAGGCGGGCGACTACATCGCCGAGGCGCTGCAATGGCTGATCGACGACGGCGTGGTGGCGCGCTTCGACATCCGGGTCGAATGGGTGCGCCGCTCCACCCTGGGGGCCTGGGTGACCGCGCACCGCCGCGACGGCACCTCGACCGCCTACAACTTCGCCTGGGCTTGGCAGGGAGTCGCCTGATGCCGTTCGTCCGTCCCACCCTCACCGAGATCCGCCGGCAGGTCCAGCAGGACATCGCCGCCGCCGTGGAGGGCGGCGCCAACCTGCTGCGCCGCGCCGTGCTGCACGTCCTGGGCGACGCGCAGGCGGGTCTGGCGCACCTGCACTACGGCTACCTGGACTGGATCGCCCGGCAGGCCGTGCCGTTCACCTGCACCGACGAGGCGCTGGAGGGGTGGGCCGCGCTCAAGGGGGTCACGCGCAAGCCGGCCACGGCGGCTGCGGGCACGGTGACGTTCTCGGGCACGCCGGGGGCGCTCATCCCCGCGGGCACCGCCGTGGCGCGCGCCGCCGATGGGGCCGCCTACACCACCGGGCAGGCCGTGGTCGTCGGCGCCGACGGGTCGGCGGCCGTCGCCGTCACCGCCGACGCCGCTGGCGCGGCCGGCAACACCGATGCGGGCATGGCCATGACGCTGAGCCAGGCCGTTCCGGGCGTGCAGTCGACCGGCACCGCCGGGACGCTGATCGGCGGGGCGGACGTCGAGACCGACGAGGATCTGCGCACGCGCATGCTGGAGGTCTACCGGCTTCCCGCGCAGGGCGGCGCCGCCGACGATTATGTGAACTGGGCCTTGTCGGTGCCGGGCGTCACGCGCGCGTGGTGCGCCCGCAACGGCGTGGGGCTCGGTACTGTGGTCGTCTACGTGATGATGGATGACGCCCAGGCCGCGCACGGCGGCTTCCCGCAGGGCACCGACGGTACCGCATCGGCGGAAACGCGGGCCGGCCGCGCCACCGGCGACCAGCTCACGGTGGCGGATGCGCTGTGGCCGCTGCAGCCGGTGACGGCGATCGTCTACGTGGTCGCGCCGGTTCCGGCGCCCGTCGCCTTCACCATCCGCGGGGTGCCGGTCGGGCTGCGGGAGGCGGTGCGGGCGGCCCTGGTGGAGCGCTTCCGCGAGGACGCCGCGCCCGGGGGTGCCGTGGCCATCGACCGGCTGTGGGACGCGGTGTCGGGCGTCCTGGGCGGCGCGCCCTTCGACATCGAGAGCCCGACGGACGAGGTGACCACCACCGTCGGGCGCATGCTGACGCTCGGCACGATCACCTGGGAGTGAGGCCGCCATGCCGATGCCACGCTACTCCCGCGCCGACTTCCGCTCGGCTCTGCAAGCCCTGCTGCCGCGCGGCCGCGTCTGGCCCCGTGAGGACGGCAGCGCGCAGGCCCGCGTGCTGGACGGCCTCGCCGGCGTCTACGAGCGCCAAAGCGCGGACGCCGCAGCGCTGCTGGCCGACGCCTTTCCGCCGACGGCGCAGGACCTGCTGCCGGAGTGGGAGGCCACGCTGGGACTGGACGGCGGAGCGACGATGCCGGAGCGGCGCTTCGCCGTGATCGCCCGCCTGACGGCGCGCGGCGGGCAGTCGCACCCGTACTTCATCGGGCTGGCGGAGGCGCTGGGCTTCCCCGGCGCCACGATCACTGACTTCGGCCGCTTCACGGTGGGGGGCGCGTGCACCGCCGCCGTCCGCACGGGATCCTGGCACCACGTCTGGCTGCTCCACGTGCCGGACGACGGCGGCCTGCGCCGCTTCACGGCGGGGAGCGCGTGCACCCATGCCGTGCGGGCCTGGGGACGGCCGCTGCTGGAACGCGCCGTGCGCCGCGTGCAGCCGGCGCATACGCTGGTGCGCTTCGGTTACGGCGCCCCGGACCCGGTGGAGGCGCCACGGGTGCCTCGGCTCGCCGCCACGGTTCTCGCCACCCGCTCGGGTGCGCTTCTGGCCGCCAAGGGCGGCGCTTTGCTGACAGTCAAGGAGTAGTGGGCATGGAAAAGGTAGTCGGGATTTCCGGGCTGGACGAGGCGCTGCCGCTCAGCGGCTTGGAGGTTATCGCCGCCGACCAGGACGAGGCGACGGTGCGCATCCCTCTGGGCGTGCTGAAGACGTGGATCGCGGCGGGGGTGCTGACCACGGACGGCGACGGTTCGGCGGTCACGGCCAGGGCGACCGGTGGGACGACCACTCGTCTGCTGAGGGACCGCTTCAGGGACATGCTGAGCGTGCGCGACTTCGGCGCGAAGGGCGACGGGGTGACCGACGACACGGCGGCGTTCCACGCGGCGCGGGACGTGGCCGGCGCGGCCGGTACGGTGGTGGTGCCGCCGGGCACCTACGCCCTGGGGCCGGTGACGCTGTCGGTGCCGGGGCAGCGGTGGGTGCTGGCGCGCGGCGCCACGCTGCGCTTGAAGGCGGGGGCCAACGCCGACCTGATTACCGTCACCGCGGATGGCGTCACTATCTGCGGCGATGGCGTTGTCGACGGCAACGCGGCCGGGCAGAGCGCCGAATGCAGCTGCATCCGCGCGACGTCGGTGGACCGGCTCACCGTGTCCGGCGTCACGGTGCGGGACGCGTCGAACGTGGGCATCCTCATGCACGACTGCCCCAACGCGACCCTCCACGGCGTCACGGTCGAGAACACCACCAAAGCGGCCATTGTCGCCTTCTGCGTCAACGTGGACGTGCCCGGCGTCACCATCGACAAGGTGCACATCGACCGTTCGGGGATCGTCGCCCACAACGGCATCCAACTGGCGACGACCAGCACGACGGGAAAGAAGTTCGTGGGCGGCGCCGTGCGCAACTGCACGGTCATCCTGCACGAGGAAGGAAGCGGGCTGGGTATCGAGTTCTGGAACGGCGGGCAGGGCATGGTGGCCGTGGGCAACGTCGTGCGCGGCGGCGCCCACGCGATCAGTTTTGACCGACAGCAACACGGCACCGCGTCCGGCAACACCGTCAGCGGGTACTCCGCCTTCGGCATTGAATTGGCCGCGTGCGACAACACCACGGTGACCGGAAACACCGCCATCGCGCGTGGGACCGGCAACGTGGGCACCGGCGTGGGGGTCGCGGGGCCGGGCAAGAACAACACGATTTCCGGGAACACGGCCAAGAACAACCACATCGGCCTGTTCATCATCGACATGATCGGGACGGCCGTGGAAGGGAACGCCGTGGAAGCCAACGGCGCGGGGGCGACCGGGCTTCGCATCCAAGCTTCGGACCATACTGTGGCGCGCGGCAACGTACTGGACGGCGGTGGCGTGGGCGCCGTCGGAACGGCGTTCATCGACAGTTCCCACGTGGTTTTCGACGGCAACGTGACCCGCGGGTGGGCGTCGCACTGGTTGCAAATCACCGCCTACAGCCGGAATGTCGATTTCCTTTACATCGGCCGGAACCCCGTGGCCACAAGTCAAGGCATCGACTACCAGCAGCAGAACGGTTTTTCCATCGGCGAGCACTTCCAGTACGACGCGACCCAGAACTACCCGGCCCACTACTGGGGAGGCGCCACAGTGTTGGCCAGCGCGTCTTCCCCGGCAAACAACGTGTTGCTTGGCTGGAGTTCCGAGACGCCGAACGGGCGAGTGCAGGCCGGTGCTGGGTCCATCGTACTGCACAGACATCCGCACGCCGCGCTGAACCACCCGTCCGGGCTCTGGCACAAGACGCAATCGGGGGACGCCGAGGGCTGGCTTCCGGTGGCGCTGGTGCGCCGCGGCCCCACCGCCAACCGGCCGCTCCGTGCTGACGGATCCGCGCTGACCGCCGACCACACCGGCATGTCCTACTTCGACACCACGCTCGGAAAGCCGCTCTGGTGGTCCGGCACCGGATGGGTCGATGCCGCGGGCGCGGCGGCGTGACGCCCCGTTGCCCCATCACAGAACACGCGTAAAGCATCCAACGATTAGAGGCGGATCATGCAGCGTATCGATACGCCGACGCGCGTCGTCGGCCTGCACGGCGACGGTAAGGACGGCTTCACCGGGGGCGACCCCAACGCCGGGGTGCCGGCCACCGAGCTGTCGGCCGGCTGGTTCAATTCGATCCAAGAGACGGTGGCCCATCCCATCGAGGCGGCGGGAATGGCCTTGCAGCCGGGCGACCCCGGCCAGCTCACCCAGGCCATCCGGGCGCTGTCCTCGACCGCCCTGGTGCGGCAGCCCGCGAACGTCACCCCGGCGGCCGGAGCGACGGGGCAGGGCGAGACGCCGACGCTGACGGCCTCCGCCTACTACAGCCTGTACGGCGTGCCACAGGGCGCCGCTCGCTTCGAGCTGTCGCAAAGCGAAGCGTTCGACGTCATCCTGCACGCCCATACGGTGGCCGGGGCGGCGACCGCCTATACGGTCCCCTCCGGCGTCCTGGCGACCAACAGCGTTTATTTCTGGCGCGTGGCCTATCAGGATGCGGAGGGGCACTGGTCACTGCGCTCGGCCCCCACCGGCTTCACTACGGGATCGGTGTTCAGTTACGTCGCCCGCCCCTCCATCACAGCGCCGGCCAACAACGCCAGCGGCGTCAGCACCACACCCACCATCACCTTCAGCGCTTTCGGCGTCGTTGGCGGCACCGACACGCACGAGGCGACGCAGGTGCAGATCGCCACCGACGAGGCGTTCGCCTCCATCCTGCACGACAGCGGCGTGGCCGGTCAGCCCGCTGCCGCCTACACCGTGCCAGCGGGCGCCGCACTGCCGACGCTGTACATCCTGTTCGTCCGGGTGCGCCACAAGGCCGTGGGGCTGGGCTGGTCGCAGTGGTCGCCCGTGGTGCGCTTCCAGGTCCAGGCGCGGCCGGCGGCCCCCGTGATGATCGCCCCGGCGGCCGGGGCGGTGGGCGTCAGCCCGACGCCCACCCTGCAAAGCAGCGGCTTCACCGTGCCGGGCGGATCCGACGCGCACATTGCGTCGCAGTGGCAGATCGCCACCGACGCGGGCTTTACCACCATCGTCCACGACAGCGGCCAGGTGTCGGCGCTGACCGCCTACAGCGTTCCGGCCGGAGCCGGCTTGGCGGCGCTGACCACCTACCGGGCGCGGGCGCGGCACTTCGGCGCCGCCACCGGCTGGGGCGACTGGTCTGCCGGCGTGGCGTGGACGACGGCATCTCCCAGCGGTGAGCAGGTCTACACCACGCCGGGTTCCCATACCTTCACCGTGCCGGGCGGCGTCACGTCGGTGTGCGTGGTGTGCGTGGGCGGCGGCGAGGGTGGCCAGGGCCACGGGGGCGCCGGTGGCGGGCTTGCGTGGAAGAACGACATCCCCGTCGTCGCCCTGAGCCAGATCACCGTCACCGTGGGGGCGGGCGGGCTGAGCGGCAGCGCTCACACGAACGGCGGCACCAGCAGCTTTGGCGCCTACGTGTCCGCCACCGGCGGCCATGATGGCGTCGGCGGCGTGGCGGTTGGAGGGGACGGTGGTGGCGCTGGCGGAGCCGGCGGTGCCTATCAGCAAAGTGAGGCCAGCGCTTCCCAAGTCGGTGGGGGTGGCGGTGGTGCCGGCGGTTACACCGGCAACGGCGGGGCTGGCGGCGCCGGCAGCAATGTGGGCCTTGCTGGCCAAGCCGGCCAGGGCGGTGGCGGCGGCGGTGGTGCCGGTGGCACCGGCGGCGCCGGTTACGGCGCGCAGAACGGCGGCGGCGGCGGCGGCGTGGGCCTGTACGGCCAAGGCGTGTCCGGTGCCGGTGGCGCGGCCAGCTCGGCCATGGGCGGCAAAGGCGGCTCGGGCGGCGCGGACGGCAAACGCGGGGTGGACCAGTTTGGGACCAGCCCGAACGGCGGCAACTACGGCGGTGGTGCGGCCGGCGGGGGCGACGGGGCTTCCGGCGGCGGCGGTGCGGCCGGCGGGGGCGCCGTCCGCATCATCTGGGGTAGCGGACGATCCTTCCCGCTCAACGCCGCTTAAGGAGACGCTTCCATGTGGGCACGTATTGACGACGAAAACCGCTGCGCCGAGATCGTGACGGATGATCCGGAGGGACGGTTCCACCCCTCCATCACATGGGTGCCGGTGCCGGCCGCCCTGGGAGGCTGGGCCGACAGCAGCTATGTCCGCGGCGCGGAGGGCACCGCGGTGCCGCCCTCCCTGGACGCCATCAAGGCTCAAGCGAAGGCGCGCTTGGCGGCGCGGCGCTGGACGGCCGAAACGGCCGGGGCGCTCCTGCCGGACGGCACGCGCGTGCCAACCAGGGACCGCGACAAGACGCTGCTGGCGGGTGCCCGCGACAAGGCGCTGGAAGAGGTGGAGGAGGCCATCGCGGCGGCCCTGGCGGCGGGTGACAGCGCCGAGGACGGGCGGGCGGCCGGGCTGGCCAGGATGCACACGCTGGACGTGGGTGGGCGCCCGCTGACGGCGACCAACGAAATGTTCATCGCCATGGCCCGCGCCATCGGTGCCCACGTCCAGGCCACCTTCGACAGGTGGGGCGTGGTCTGGCACGCCATCGACGCGGCCGAGACGTGGCAGGAGGTGGTGTCCGTCTACGCCGCAGAGATCGACCGCGGCTGGCCGGGCGATCCGCCCACGTCGGCCTGACCCGCAGCCCATTGCCCCCAGCACCCCGGCCGCCGCGAGCGGCCTTTTCCATGCCCAACAGGAGGCCGTCCTTGGCTGATCTCACCCCCCACGCCGCCGACGGCGGCCTCTTATCGAGCGCCGTCACCCAGGTCGGTACCGCACTGGTCGGCGCAGGCGTGCTCTGGCGCCTGTTCGTTTCCTTCGGCCGGCAGGACCGGGCCGCCAAGATGGAAGCGGAGTTGCGCGAGGAGCTTCGCCAACGACTCGACCAGACGCAGAGGGATCTCGACCGCATCGCGCATGAGCGCAACGAGGCGGTGCAGGTCAGGTTGCAGCTCGAAACGAAGCTCTCCATGACGGAGGAGCGCTTGGCCGCCACGAGGCAGGAGCGGGACGATGCCCGCACGGCGCTTGCGCGAATGCAGGGTGATGTGGAGCGGCTGGTGGCCGAGAACCACCGCCTCCATGAAGACGCGGCAATCGCCGAAGCTCGCGGGGAGCCGGGGATTCGGCCGGCGCCGCGGCAAGTTCCGGGAGAGCGGCCATGGACCAGCCGGTGAATGCCCCAGGCCCTGACGAGGCCCGCGTCGCCCAGGCGCTGGCCGACTGCGGCGGCAACAAGGATGCCGCCCTCCTGCTGCTGGCGTTCCTGCTGCGCAACGCCCAGCAGGGCATGAGCGCCGGTATGCTGCGGCTGCCGTCGGCGCAACGCTGAGCCAGCTTGCCGCATGCCGACCAAGGAAGCGGCGGGCCGGTGATGAGCCGCCCGCCGCGCCGATGGGGCAAAGTGCAGAAATTCGCACCAGAAATGCTGCCCGCGCCTTAAGTCCGCCGCCACATCGCAGACGGATAGCAATCACACCATTCGGAGACATCGACATGACGACCGCCTCCACCGGCGGCGCGCTGCGGCGCGTCTGTCAGCCTGCCGTTGCCCTCGTGAAGCACTTCGAGGGCCTGTACCGGGACGCCTATCGCTGCCCGGCCGGCGTGCCGACCATCGGCTACGGCCACACCGCGGGCGTGCGCATGGGCGACGTCATCCGCACGTCCGACGCCGAGCTGCTGCTGGAGCAGGATCTCACCCTCGCCGCCGCCCAGGTCGACAAGCTGGTGCGCGTGCCCGTGACCGACGAACAGCGCGGCGCACTGGCGTCCTTCACCTTCAACCTGGGCGCCGGCAGCTTGGCCGCCTCGACCCTGCTGAAGAAGCTGAACGCGGGCGACGTCGAGGGCGCGGCCGCCGAGTTCGGGAAGTGGGTCTATGCCAGCGTCGGCGGCTTGAAGAAGCAACTGCCGGGGCTGGTGGCGCGCCGTGCCGCCGAGGCCGCGCTGTTCCGCTCCGGTGCGGTCGCCGCCCAGGATCTGCCCGCCGGCCAGCACCACCCGCAGCCGCAGATGGGCGCCGCTCCCGACGGCGATGACGATGACCTCGTGCGCCGGGTGCAGCGCGTGGTCGGGGTGAAGGTCGATGGCGTGTACGGGCCGGGGACGACGGCCGCGGTGCGTCGCTGGCAGGCTGCGCATGGGCTGGTGGCGGATGGTGTGGTCGGGCCGAAGACGGCGGCGAAGATGGGGGTGGCGTGATGGACACCTCCGGCACGAGCGCCGAGCTCGACCGTGAGTTCCCGGTCCTGCTGTCCGACAGCGAGCGCCAGCGCCATCCCGATTGGCCGCGCGCCGTGCCGTGGTCGCTGCTCCAGCCGCACGAGCGGCAGGCCGACAGGAACCACGGACAAACGCTCAAGCGACTGGCGGAGCGCGGCGGTCTCTCCCCGGCAGAGATGGTGGCCGTGCTGGAGGACCGGCGCTGGCAGAGGATGGACCCGGAGGCGGCGGTAGCGCGGCTGAACGAGCTGGTGCGGCAGCACGCGGGCTGGGAGATGCGGAAAAAGTGACCATGACATGCCAAGCTAGCGCTGCGACTCGGTAGGCCTGTTTATAAGTCTGTGGATAACCACGGTATATATCTGTGGAAAATTTGCCACCCTACTTTTCGGGCGTGGCTAAATATTATGCAGGTTGCTCTCTGAGTTCGGAGTTATCCACTAAAGAGTGGAGTTATTCACAGAATTTCCAAAATGGTGTCGTGAACGTAGTGGGAACAAAAATCGAGGATGCGAACCGCTTTGGCGGCGGTCGTGATCGGTGTACAATGAGGGCATGTTCGTGAGATGCGATGTGCCACGCCGGCTGAACCGGGCTCCCGCACTTCAAGTGTTTTGGTGCTGCTGCGCCGCTCATTCGCATGCGGCCACTCGTGTGTCGCGCGAACCGAAATCGGCCGATTCCGGCCGTAAGGTGGCGGCGGGGCGATACCTCCCCAGGCGCGTCCCCGCCGTCGCTTCCCTCGCTGGGCCTTCTCCCCGGGCCCAACTTGCCAACCCTCACTGAATGAGAGTGAGAATGACCAAGCCCACTATGCCGCGCCGAGAATCCCGCGGCAACGATTCGATTGGCGCGAAGAAGAGTGCGCAGGTATGCGCTCAGGTTCGCATCGAGGCATTCGCCAACGACAATGAGCCCCGTGTGAGGGACGAGGAGTTGGCCCGCCGCCTCGGCTACGTGAGCGTGGACGCGTTCCGAAAGGTGATCCGGAAGCACATAAAAATCCTTAGCAAGATCAACCATCTAGCCAGACTGGACGAGATGGTGAATCGGTCGCAGGGTGGTGGCCGCAAGGCGGCTGTATACCTTCTAACCGAGGCGCAGGCGGTCTTTCTCATCGGTAAAGCCGGCACGGCTGACGCGGACGACGTTTTCGCCGAAATTGCCAAGGCGTTCGTCGAGTTTCGGCGCAAGGTGTTCCGCACCGACCTGTACGGCGCGATCATGCGGGATCTGCTGTTGCCCGCTCCGCGCACGTGGCAGCCGGAATACCCGGAGAGCTTCTGGGTGGTGCTGCACAAGGTCGGAGGATGGCAACGACCGCCGGGAAACAACCACTCGAACTGCGCCCACTTCATCAACGAGTTCATCTACAGCTACTTGCTGGGCGCGCTCGGGCTGAAGGCCTTGCAGGATATTAATCCGGCGAACGACGCAGGTGAACGAGCGCACCGCCACCACCAGTTTCTAAAAGAGAAGCATCTGGACCGTCTGCGGCAGCATATTGATACCGTCGAGCGGCTGCTGTCGAACTCGGCGTCAATTGGTCACTTCGCAGACCAGTTCGCTCGCTTCTTCAAAGTCCCCCACGCTCAGCTCGGCTTCCTATTCCAGGAGGAGGCCGCCTAACGGCAAGGGGCAGCAGCTTCAGTTCGAAGGCCCGCCCCACCGGCGGGCCTTCTGCTTTCCGGCACATGATCACGCGCTACACACTTCAAGCGCCCTGCGGCGCCGCAGTATTTTGTTGCGGTGCATGGCCAAACCCATACGGCGCTCGCTAATCGATTGCATTGATTGGCGGCGTTGCAAAGTTATTCAATGGACCTCGCAGTAAGATATTGATTGATCCGGCCTGCCTATGCTGCATTTTCATAACCAACCTCTTCAGGCAATGCTTGCTTGAGGAAGTTGGATGGTACCGTCTCATTAATGTGAGGATTGTGATGTTTTACACGGTTGAGTATGGCGATGGATCACGCAAGGTTCACGAAGTGGATCTTAATACGCGCGATGCTCTGGCGCGGTTTTATGCCTTGAAAGCAGCCGGAGCGGAAAAGGTCAGGATCATCGACAAGCGAGGTGAACAGGTGGAGCCGCACTACCTGGATCTTGCCATCCGAGGCGTGCGCTTCGGCTGAGGCGGGCTGAGGCGGGGCGAAATGCGGCGGGTGCCTCCGGGGCGCCCTTCGCATTTCAGCCCTCTGCGTACCGCCAGTACGCCTCCACCAGCACCCGCAGCGCCGCCATCATCTCGGGCACCGGCCCGCCCTGCTGCCGCGCCCGCTCGCACCGCTCCTCGACCAGTTGGCATAGCCCGGCCACGCTCATCGCCTCCCGCCTCGCGGCGGCGTCCAGCTGGGCGCCCAGGTCCGGGTCGGAGGTGATGATCAGCGAGGCGGTGACGGTCGGGCTCATGATGGTGCATCTGGCGGTGGAGCAGATGCGCAAGAAATGCGCGCGCATTTAGGTGTATGCAACGCGACGGAGTGACGCCACAACGGGGTATGGCTGCCGGCGGTGCGTGACCTGCACCGCAGGAGCCGGGCCAGAATTCTTGCGCCGTGACGGGAACTACGCGTTCATCGCCGCCACAAATGGAGCGAGCGACGTAAGCGGTGGCGCTCCGCCGTTCGCGCCGCACCTGGAATGGATCACGGGGGTTCGAATGATGTCTCGTCTCGTTCGCGCGGGAGTCCTGGCGGCCGGCTTGGCGGTGGCCGGCACGGCACCAGCCGCTGCGGTAGCGCCCTATTGCTACTTGGTTGGGCTCGACATCATGTGCTCGGTCCCTCCCGGTGCCGTTCTTAGTGTGGCCAAGGCGCAGCACAGCGTCCCCATGCCGGTCAGCGACGAAGCCACCGCGGAGGTCTGGGAATCGTCCGACCTCAACGGCTTGTGCAAGGCGGATGCGCCGCGCTCGGGCATGTCGCTGGTCGGCAGACAGGGGGTGGTCGAAGGCAGCCAGATCTTCGCGCCCAACGACAAATGCCTGGAGGTCTACATCAAGGAGTGCAACGGCATCAATCGGGCCTGCGGCTACTCGTTCAAGGTTGATGTCTACACCCGTGACGACTCGTCCTGCTGTGGGTTCGGTCGGTAGGGTGCACCGGACGGGGCGGCGGCGCTGACGTAGACGGAGCGCTCCCGCCGCCCACACGATATCGGGTGCGATTGTCGGCTCCCCGCTCCGCGCCAAGCAAGAGAGGGAGCCATTCTTCCGATCGCTACGGGCAGATGAAGGTCACCCCCACTGCGGATTTGCCATTGCCGTCGTTGACCGGGTATCGGACGGTCTGGATTTGTGACCCGGCATTTATCTCTCCCCTTTGATCGACACACACGGCGGTGGTCATGCCATAGCCGCTTTTCACTCCAACGAGGCCTCCCACGACGTTGATGTTGGCCAACGCCGCGACGGAACCGAACACCAGGACGCCAACGACGACGCCACCGGCAAAACTCTTCGCGCTCATGTCAGAACCTCTGATTGGAAGACACACTCCGTTGGCTTGGTAACGGAAGAGACGCGAAGGTTCCAACCCGATCACTCCGTCTCGAACCCCCAAGGCTTGGCTGGCCAGATGGCCGACCGTCCCGAGATCCCGGCGGACGAACTGGGCTGAGCCGCCAGCCCACCAATCCATCCCTGGCCGCCCGGCGTCAGCCCGGCGGCCTTTTTCGTGCCCGGCTTCCGGCCCGCACCAACACAGGAGACCGCCATGGACCTGACCACCATCACGGCTTGGCTTTACACCAACGCCGAAAACCCGCTCCTCTGGGCCGTCACTTGCCTCGCCGTCTACGGCGTCCTCCCACACGTGGTCGCGCTCACCCCGACGCTGGCCGATGACAAGGCGCTGGGCATCGCCACCCGTCTGCTGAACCTGCTGGTCGGCAACTACGGTGCCGCGCGCAACGGGGCAGCGCTGGCCGGCCGCGTGCTCGGCACCGGCGCTCCCGCCGGCGATCCTCCCGCCCCGGCGCGGCGCGGCCCGCCCCCGCCGCCGCCCATCAGCCTGGGCAGCATCGCCCTGGCGCTGGCCGTCGCCCTGCCGGTGCTGCTCACCACCGCGTGCTCGTCCGTGCCGCTGACGCCCGCCGAGCAGGTGCAGATCGCCGAAGCCTCCTACGAGGTGTCCGCCGCCGCGGTCGACGCCTACTGCGCCCGGCCGGACGCCGACGCACAGACGAAGCTCGCCCTGCCCATCGCCAAGGACGCCGCCCGGAAGGCGCTGGACGCCGCCGGCCGGTCGGTGGTGGCCAGCGACCCGGCGGCATGGCCGGTGCTGCTGGCGGCCGGGCAGTCGGCAGCGGCCGGCCTTGCTGCCGAACTGGTCAAGGCCAGTGCCGAGCGCTGAATGCGCGTCAAGCCTGGGCGGCGTTCCTCGCCTCCGCCGTCTGAACCTTCAGGTGTTCCACCCGCTCCATGATGGTCGATTCGTCCTCCAGCTTCACCCGGCGGCCGGACTTCGTTTCGAACGGCAGGATGGCGTTGATCAGCAACTTGCCCTCGTCGCCGTGCGCCCGGTACGCCTCGCAGACCGGCGGCGTCGCGGCTCCGGGGTCTCGGGCTGCGGCGTTGATGGTCTCGACGATCCTGGCAAACGTGCTCATTCCTTCGACTCTCCGCGCATGAATTGGCCGGTGTTTGCCATCTGGGCAGGCGGCCCGTAGGTGATCTGGTAGCCGCTCAGTCGCAGCGCGTCCACCACCTCGCGGGCGACGCGGGTCGTGGCGTCGTCACCTGGCTTGCGGTCGCTGAGCCAGGAGCGGCGGCGCGCCAGCACCACCTTGATGCCGACCTCTAACTCCATCGACGGCACGGGGTTGCCGGCCAGCACACCGGCCGCCCGGCGCGCCAGCTCACGGTACTGGTCGCGCAGCTGCTCGCTCGTTTCGGACCACGCCTCACGGCCACCGCACATCGCCTGCGCCGCACGCTCGATCTGGTCCATGACCCTGCTCCATCCCTGGGATCATAAACCTATCAACGGAATATAAGGAGAACAAGCGCCATGAGCGCCACCCTGAATCGTGCCCTGGTCGAGACCCTGCCCATCACCGGCCCGCACGCGGAGACGCTGCGGGCCGCCCGTGACGCGCTGTGCTCCGTCGCCCTGGCGCAGGGTCTGACGGTGGTGCTGTCCACCGACTGGAACGCCCTGTTGGATCTGAACCGCCGGCACGTCGACACGTGGCTCCCCCTGATGCACCAGCCCAACGGCGAAGACGCGTTCTGGCTGGCCGCGGTCGATCGCGACGGCGAGGTGGTCAGCACCCATGCCGGCGTGCTGATGGACTGCGGCGCCGCGAGCTTCGGCGACCGGCTGTCCGACCTGTCATTCTTCTACGCGCGGCCCGACATCGAGGCGGCAGCCGGGGAGCGGTGCTTCTGCGCCAGCGACACGGCGTTCCAGACGCGCGGCCGGGTGGTCTATCTCACGGCCGGCTGGACGCACCCCAGCGCGCGCGGCAAGGGGCTGCTGCACCTGCTCGGGCGGCTGGTCCGCCTGATCGCGTGGGACCGCTGGGCGCCGCACTGGTGGTGCGGGATGGTGGCGCCCGACATCGCGCCGCTGTGGTCGGAGGAGAAGGCCGGCCGGCGCTTCCTGGAGAGCCGGCCCACCATCCTGTACCAGAACCCGGCGGCGGGCTTCGACTACCCGCCGTACCGCTTCATCCGGTTCGGCCGGCCGGGCGTGCACCTGGACATGCAGCAGGTGGCGCAGGGAGGGTGATTCCGGCGAATTGCCGGAATTGGAGAAAGGGGGCTTCACCGAGTGAAGCCCCCTTCCGTCGCGTCGGCGCCTATTGGTCCAACCGGCTCAGCAGTTCTTCCACGAATTGCGCACCCGCGTCAGGGAACGCGTGGTAGCCCACCTGCCGCGTCAGTTCCGAAACCTCCGTGCTGAACCGTTCGCTGTCGCGTTCGCTGACCTCGAACAGCCGGCGGTGAAGTTCGGAGCCTTCCAGGGCCGTCAGGTCGGCAGCAATGCGGTCGAGCATTTCCGCCGCCCTGTTATTGCGACTGGCGTCCCCGGGGAATTCGTCCGCCTTCCGGCGGCGCCATTCGGCAGACGATTCCACGTTGAAGCCAACCAGCATTCCGATGTCGATCATTTGCGCTTCTCCACGTTGAGGGTGAGGAAGCGCCGCATTTTCAGCTTGGGTGTCACGTCGACATTGGCAGCGCTTCCGAAGAATAGCAGGTGCTGATGGGGTTGCAAGTTTCTCAAAAGTCACGCGTGCACGCAGCTGAGCACGGCGCGGGTGCCGCTGGCGTCCTGCCAACCCAACAGCGTGTGCTGGTAGTCCAGCGGCCGAGCAAGGCCGCTCACCCGCAGCTGGTTCACCACCGGCGCGCGGATGTCCAGCGCCTCGGCGTAGCTGGCGGCGAGCACCCGGCCGAAGTCGGTGCGCTCGTCCGCCTCCGCCGGGCGCCCGAGGTTCGATCGGGCCCACGCGCTGCCCATGTACTTGACGGTCGTCTGGCCGATGAATCTCCAGAGGAGAGGGCCACCCGGCTCGGCGGCGAGGAGCACGCACCGGCTGAGCAGGCCGGTGCGCTTCAGGTAGTCCAGCACCGGCCGGCAGAGACTGGCGTGCTTGCCGCACTCCGCGACGATCGCCTGCTGCCAGTCCTCCATGGTGCCGCTCGCCTGACGCTCGATCTCGGCGCGCACGAGGCTGGGGCGGGCGGTGGCCGGGTTCACCGGCACGATGCACGCGGCGACGGTCATGCGGCGCGCTCCTTCAGGTAGACGGTGATGGCGGCGCCGTAGGCGGTGCGGAACTGGTCGGGCGTGATGCCGGCGGCCGTGGTCGCGGCGTCCACCATCTCGATGGTGGGCAGCTCCGGCGGCGCGGCGTGCGCGGGGGCTTCGGCCGCGAACTCCTCCACGATGTCGGCGAGGGGGTCGACCGCCGGCGTCACTGCCTGCATGCCGGCTAAAAGGCCGCTCTCCACCACGACCTCCGGCTGGGTATCCAGCACATCGCCATCCCCGGCCATGCCAGCCAGCAGCGCCCGGATGACGTGGAGGGCCTTGAGATCGTCGTCGTCCGCGGAATCGGTCGGCAGGCCATCGTGGACGCACAGCAGCCTGTCCAGCAGCGCCACCACGTCGGCGAAGGTCTTGGGCTCGGCAGCCAGGATCGCCCTGCGGATGGCGCGCAACTGCGTGTAGAGTTCGTCGCGCAGGTCTTCGGTGATGTCGTCCTCGCCCCGCAACGTATCGTGCCGTTCGGCCAGCTTCGCGGCTTTGGCGGCGGCCTCGGCGAAGGTCATGCCCAGGCTGGGGATGGTGGTGGAGGTCACGTCCACGGAGATGGGCGCCTGCTGACCCGTCAGCCGCTCGACCGCGCGCTTGGCGGCACCAATCAGCTTGGCGATGTGCGCGTTCGTGGTCGGCGCGTCGCTGCGCCCCACCTCGGCGACGAAGAAGCTGACGATCTGCGCGGCGTCGCTGTCGGTCTCCGGCTGGCGCTCGGCGATGGCGGCCACCAGCTCGCCGAACTCGTCCATCGCCGCGGTGATCTCGCTCCACTGCGTGTCGGAGTTCAGCGTGTCGGCGCGGGCGATGATGGCGAGCGCCCGTTCGACCAGGGCGGGGAGGGTGAAGGTGCTTTCGGTCATGCTCGTCTCCATCAGGCGGCAGCGGCGTTGGAGTGCTCCAGCCCGTAGGCCAGCACTTCGGCGATTGCAGGATGCGCGAGGATGCGGCGAACCAGCGGCCCGGCGCTGGGCTTCACGAGCCGCACGAGGTCCGGCAGCACGTCCGTGGCGGCGTTGCGTTCCGCCTCTTCGTCGTCCAGATCGAACCGCGCCACCGCAACCACCTTGGCGAACACGCCGAAGATGGACGTCGCCTCAGCCGCGCACAGGCGGTTCAGGTGGTCGCCGGCGCGGTCGCACGCTTCATCCACGCGGCGCCACGCCGCCACGATCTCCGGGTGCTCTCGGTCGGCGACGTCGCCCAGGCGTACCCACATGGCTTGCAGCTCCACGTTCAGCCGATCCACCTCCGCCACTCCATCCAGCCAGTCGAGACAGGCGCGGAGCAAGATCGTGTCGGGCTCGATGCACGCGACGGCGTGCGCCTCGGTGTCGAATGCCGCCAGCGCGTCGCTGAACGGGTCAGCGGCGGCGGAGGGCGCACCAGCGGCAGCCAGGGCAACGACGCCAGCGCCGGCCATCAAGGCGCGCCGTGACAGGCGGGCGCCGCTGTCGGCCATGTGTTGGATTTGCCCCCCGCTGGGGGGTGCGGTATTGTCCGGCTCGATCATCGCTGAGGCCTCACCTAGTGGTTGATCGCCGGCCGGTCGGGGAGGTCGAGACCCCGGCCGGCCAACTCATTTCAGCAGCGCATCGGGGTCGAGCCGATCCGCCACGTTCGCGGAAAGCCTGAGCTTTGCCGCAACCCTTACGATCTCAGAAGAGAAATCTTAATGAATTGCTTAAGCCCTGAGGTTGTGCGGAGGTGCGACAGTTTGAAACGGTCGCTGCTGATAGGTTTCGTGCACTGACGTGTCATATCTGGATATGCGTTTTGCATGTGCGAATGCGTGCTATGTTCTTATCGTGTGCTTCGGGAACTACCATCATATGCACTTTGACTGGCGTTTTTTGTAGTGCATTTGCTCGTATGGTGCTTGAACTGCCCCAGTTGAAGAGCAGTCCTCAGCAATGGCGTCGATCAGGCGCCGGCGCGCCGCCTTCGTTCTCCCATCCGTCGGTGTCGGTGGCGTACCGCTGGCGAACCTGGGCGATGATCTCCGGCGGGCCGACGTGGATGATGGCGGCCAGCTGGTCCTGCGCCGCAGCCAGCGCGCGTTCGGCAGCCATGCGTGGCGCCTCGGGCGTTCCGTCGACGTGCATCCGGATGACGAGGTGGTTGAGCCGGTCAACCTCGTTCTGAGCCTGCCGGATTGCCTCCAGGTGGCGGCGCAGCTCGGCAGCCTCGATGCGCATCTCGGCCATCTGGCGGTCGTGGAAGGCCGCGCTGACGACGGCTTCGGCGTCGGCGCCGGCAAGGCTGAGGCGTTCGCGGCCGTGGGGCGCGTTGCGGGGCTGTGGCATGGGACGCCTGTGGGTGTTGCTATTGGAGTATGATTACCCTTATGATGTAGCGCATTCGGTTTTGGAAGGCAACCATAAAGATGAACAATTACCCTAAAGGGGAAATTACGCCATTCCTGTGCCGGCTTGGGCGCGAAGCGGCGGGCTGGTCACAGCAGCAGCTTGCCGAAGCAGTGCGCGTGACGAAGAAGACCATCGCGAGTTTCGAGACGGGGAGAACCAATCCCCAGCGCCGGACACTTGAGGACATCCAGACTGCGCTAGAGGCCCAAGGTGTCGAGTTCATCCCCGCCGGCGCCTATCAGGGCGAGGGCGGGCCGGGCGTGCGGCTGCGGGCCGCGCCTTCCGCCGAATCGTAGCGTAGAAGGGGCATTGTTGCGTCGGCATCCTCGCCTTCGGTGGCATCCATGCCGGAGAGGGCAGAATGCGCGAGCGGCATTCCGATAGCGGTCCCCGTGCGGGACGCGTCCCACGCACCGATCCGGAACTCGCCGCGCTGCTGCCGGACGGCCCGTCGATCACCGTGAAGCAGGCGGCGTCCCTGCTCAGCATCGACATCAGTTCCGTCTACAAGGCGGTGCACCGCGGCGAGCTGCGCGGGCACAGGGTGGGGAAACGCGCGGTGCGGATCTACCTGAACTCCGTCGACGCCTACAGGCAGGCGAGGGAGATCCACCCGCCAGCGCCGACGCCGGCGCCTACGCGGCGTGCAAGTGCTCGGCAGCCGTCCGCGGCGCACCTGGAAGCCGTCAGGTTCTTGGATAGCCTCGGGGCATGATAGATCGACATACCGGGAGTGGATTTGTGGGTGTGAGCGCTGGCGTGGCGGATAGCGGCGAAGCGGCCGCCCTGTGCCTCGACGTTGCCCGCGCCACGGTGCGTCGCAGTGTCGGCGACGCGCCGCCGTTGGTGCAGACCATCGGCGAGGATCTGGCCGAAGTGCTCGCTCAGGAACTGGCGGCCCGGCTTGCCGCCGTGATGCCGGCAGCGTTGGTCCGCTCGATCGGCGAAGACCTGCTGGAGGGCGCCGACGCCATTGCCGAATTCATCTACGGCGATCCCGGCGACAGGCGGAAAGTCTACCACCTCGTTCAGCACGGCCGCTTCCCGGCCTTTCGCATGGGCGCCACCGTGTGCGCTCGGAAGTCGACCATCCTCGCGTGGATCAAGCAGCAGGAGGGTGGTGGCTTGAACCACCAATGACGGGCTCCATACCGGTGCCACGAGAAAACTCTTCTGCGAAAGTGCGGCCTTTTGGATTCCCTGCGATCATATGTCTCTTAATTGTCGACAACGCGAAGATACCTTTCTACCATAGGGCGAAGCGCCTGTTCGAAAATGGAGGGATCGATGCGTGGCTTCCCGAGATATCTCGCTCCGACGGTGCTTCTTGGTTTGATCATTGGGGGCTGCGCACAAGGGCACGTCCAGTGGGTCCGTGCATCTTGGTCAACTGTCCCTGTCGAGGCCGCTAACGCGCGGTGCCAGTACGAGACTACGGCCCTCTCCCCACTTCAGGGAGGCGGGCTCCTCTACCAGATCGCCGCGCAGAATAACCTATTCACACGATGCATGGCAGCGCAGGGTTGGAACCAAGTATTCGTGCCCGCGGCGGCATCTGGTCAGGTGTTCCGCGCGGCAGACCCAGCTCCAACTTCCACGGCGACGAACTGCTCCTACTCGGGTGGCAGGACCTGGGCGTCTGCCGAATGGTGCAAGAATGGGCTCGGTGGATCACCGGACTGACCGATGCGGACTTCGTGACCGGCTGAACCGTGACCGCGCGCTGGATCTGGGGGGCGGTGCCGCCGCTGTGAGGCAAGAATGACCAATCAGGCTAATCTGCGTGGCCCCGGTGCAGCGGCGGGGCAGAAGTCCAGCACCTCGCCTGGTGGTCAGCCGCAGCTTTCGCCGGACGATCTACTGCGGGCGCTCGCCGCCCTCCTCGCGCCGTTGCTTCAGCCGCTGGCGCAAACGTCAGCGGCCGAAGCGGACGAGCCGAAGGCGCCGCCTGAACCATCCATCCAGAAACAGGCCTTCACGGTGACGTCGTTCTGCAAGGCGCACGAGATCAGCACTCCGACCTACTACCGCCTCCGGAGGGAGGGAAAGGGACCGCGGGAAATGCGAGTCGGCTCGGATATCCGGATCAGCGTCGAAGCGGCGGCGGACTGGCGGCGCGCGCGCGAGGAAGATGGGAGGTCATGAGCGGCTCATCCGGAGCCAGAGGAGGATACGACCTTCGCCTTCGGAGGGCAGCGCTCTACTCTGCCGCCTCGCCCGTCCGGAACACCGGCGCAGTTCTGCGCGCATGATCCTGGGCGGCGGGCAAGCGCGAATCTCAGGAAGTCTCGTCCCGACTTCGCCGGCCATTTATCCCAGATGACCCGCTCGGTAAGGGCCCTGCGGGCCGCCTGAAAGTCCCTCGTGCCTGTCGAATGACGGCGGATTTGGCGGCTGGATCGGTCGTACCGTGACCGATACCAGATCCCCGATTGCCGTCCTGGCTTTTGCTCAAACCAGCAGTCTTGGAAAAAGCCGGGCTTTCCTGAGTGGTCTGGTGCGGACATGCGTCAACCGTCTGGCTGTTGATGAACGCCATGATTTGTGCCGGAGTATGGTAGATCCGCTTCAGGATTTGAATATATCCTATGCGCCCGGCTCGGCGAAGATTGCGTAAAGAGCTAAGTGAAATGCGCAACTCTTCAGCTGTTTCTGCCTCCGTGAGCATCATCGGGGCTATATTCATTTTGTGAAGCTCGTTACGTTACACGATGACTGCTATCATAGAATTCCCGATCTATCTATTCCATTTTGAAGTGCTCCGTCCTACTGCTTGCCATGGGGTAAATCTGTCGGCTGAGACATCGGCTCAATTTTGAGCGCATGTTCGGGGCCGCTGGGCCGGCCGGGACATCAACCCTATTTTGGGGGCATGATAGATCCCCAGATCTGGGTAGCTATCCAAATCTGGACAGCTATTCGCGGCTGGCAGCCCGGCCAGCTGGAACACCGGTCCAGATCTGGACGCATGTACGGGGCCGCGCGGCTGGGGCATCACCTCAATTTCGAGGGCATGATAGATCCCCAGATCTGGGAAGCTATCCACGGCCGGCAGAGATTCCCGTGCACCGCAGCAGGTGCCCTGGAATCCCAAGGGGCCAGCGCCCGACGTCACCGGGGTATCCCGGCGACCCGATCGCGGCGGCCGGGGTTCATGGGAAACCCCATAGACCCGCTGGCGGAATTTCGCGTTACGCACGACGTGTAACGCGCCGTAGATCATGGGGCGGCTGCGGGCCTGCGCCGCCTCGGCAGGACGGGGATGCGCGACGTATGCCGGTGACAGGGTGACGATTCGACGCGCTAACCTGCCCGTCTACGAACGCTCGTGTTCGCCTTCGTTCGGATGGAAACTGTGGGACGTTGTGTGGGACGCCACCAGAACGCCAAGCTGAAAACCTATATATCTCAATGCTTTAAGCGGCAAAGGTGGCGGATGGGGTGGGATTCGAACCCACGGTAGGCTCGCACCTACGGCGGTTTTCAAGACCGCTGCCTTAAACCACTCGGCCACCCATCCATACCGGTTCGACGCACGGCGCCGGTCCGGCTTGATAGTCCGGCGCGTCTGCGGGGGTCAAGAGGCGGCGTGACGGCGGGCCGGAATCGCAAGCCCTAGAATCGGAAGCCCTCGTCGAGCAGCGCCAGGCAGGCGTCCGTCGCCTCGGCGTCCAGTTTGGCGCCGCGCAGGCGGCGCAGCTCCTCGCACGCCGCGTCCAGGCCCTTGGCCGGGCGGTAGGGGCGGTGCGAGGTGATGGCCTCCACCACGTCGGCCACGGCGACGATCCGCGCCTCCTGGCTGATCGCTTGGCCGGACAGGCCGTGCGGGTAGCCGGAACCGTCCATGCGCTCGTGATGCTCCAGCACGATGCGGTGGATGGCGTCGTCGAACTCCACGCGCTTCACGATGTCGTGGCCGTACACCGTGTGCAGTTTGATCAGCTCGAACTCCTGCGGCTCCAGCCGGCCGGGCTTGGACAGCAGCTCCGCCGGGATGCCGATCTTGCCGATGTCGTGCATCAGGGCTCCTAAGCGGATGCTCTCGGCCCGCTCCTCGCTCAGGCCCAGGCGCCGGGCGATGGCGGCGGAGAGCAGGGCGACGCGGGCCTGATGGCCGGCGGTGTAGGGATCGCGCCGCTCGATGGCGCGGCCCAGCGCCTCGGCCGTCTGGTCGAGCGCGGAGCGCGCGCCGATCAGCGCGTCCAGGCGCCCCTGCTCGGCCCGGTCGCGGCGGCGGAACTCGCGGCGCAGCAGCAGCCACAGCGCCCCCGACGTGATCAGCACGTAGGTCAGGCCCTTGCCCAGCTCGAAGGCGTAGTGCCCTTCCAGATCGGCGCCGAACAGGGCGACGGCGAGGCGGTTGCCGGCCAGGATCCACACCGTGCCGAACGCCGCGTAGAGAACCGAGATGGAAAGCGCCGACAACGGCCGCAT